TTACCCAGGTACCGTCAGTGAAGGTAATCACTTACACTTAACTACTGGTGATCTAACTGTTACCAGTTTATTCTTAGGTAATGATGCTCAGTATGTAAGAACACGCACCGATGGTGCTATGGTTATCGGTACTGGAGATACTAATCCAGAAACTTCAGGTCTTGGACATCGTTGGATATTTGGCACAGATGCTACTTTAGCTCTTCCTGCTACTGGTAGTGGCGCCGCTCAGATAACTGCTGGCACTAACGCACTAACTTTAACAGCCAATAGTAACACCTGGGAATTTGGTGCCGATGGTACTACATATTTCCCTAACTATACATTCCCAAGTGCCAATGGCGCAACCGGTCAAGTACTAACAGCTAACGGTTCAACCGGTGTATTAAGTTGGACAACTCTATCACAGACATTCTACATTGGCTCTACAGAAATTACAACAGGCAATGCTAGTGGTGATGTAGTACATATCCAAGGCCTAACTGAAATTGATGTTGGCAGTTTAGTTTTAAAAGAAAGCACAGTTAGCACAACAGGTGACACAGGTAGCGTTACACTTATTGCCAATACAGGCAACGGTGACTTTACCTGGACATTTGATGGTAGCGGCGTATTAACATTACCAGCCACAACTTCAAATGGTATTGGCGGAGAGATCGTATTCCCAAGCACAACGTCTGGTACACAAGCTACAATTAATTACAACGCTGATATTCAAGGCGGTGCGTTTGAATTAAAGAATACTGACGGCGCAGGCAATACTTTATACGCAGGGCTTAATTTAGACGGCTATGTTATAAACTTTGCTAATACTCGCAGTGGTACTACCCATAACTGGAATCTTAACGCAGATGGTAGTACAAGTTTACCAAACTATACATTACCAGCTGGCGCAGGCTCAAGTGGACAGGTATTAACATATCCAGGTTCAGGTTCAACCCTAACTTGGACCACATTATCACAAACACTTTACATTGGTACTACATCAATTACTACAGGTAATTCAAGTGGTAGTACTACGGTCATACAAGGCCTAACTGAAGTTGACATCGGTGACTTGGTCCTAAGTGGCAATACCATCGAGAATGGTAACAACACTACAGGTAATGTTCAATTAATCGCCAATTCAGGCTCAGGTGACATAACATTTACATTCAATGCCAGCGGACAACTTGTACTGCCTAACGGTACTACATTCGGTGGCAACAGTGGAACTACACTACAAGTAGCAGACGGTCAGTCATTTGTGTTGAACACTACCAGCGGTGGTGCTATTAACATATTAGAAAATGGTGTAACTGGTATTGAAACTCTAGGCGATACAATGCGCTTGTATGCCAACAATGCTTACATTACACTGAACAATGATTCTAGTCTAAGTTTTTCAGGATATACATTACCAGCTGCCGGTGGATCACCTGGCCAGGTATTGATGTATCCTAATTCAGGAAGCACACTATCTTGGACTACAGTTTCTAGCAGTTTCTATATTGGTACTACAGAAATTACCACAGGCAATTCAAGTGGTGACGTACCAACTATCGCAGGCTTAACTGAAATTGATGTTGGCGACTTGGCTATCAGCACTAATCAGATTGCCAACACAACAGGCGGTACTGGTACTGTTACTATTGAATCAAATGATGGTACTAACAACTACACATGGACATTCGAAGAAGATGGTTCGTTAAATGTAGCTGGTAAGATTACCAACTTGTCAGAGCCAACAGCGCCACAAGATGCGGCTACCAAGCACTATGTTGATGCGGCGGCCCAGGGTCTTAAGATCCATCAACCAGTTGTAGTTGCTACCATAAGTGACTTGAGTTCAATTGGTGGTACAGTCAGCTACGCAGATGGCGGAGGCAGTCCTGCCAGCGTTGGTGCTACATTGACATTTACCAACCCAATTACAGTATTAGACAACTATACTTTCACAGCACACGAGCGTATCTTGGTTAAAGATCAAGTTAACGCTAAACAAAACGGCGTCTATGTCTACACAAGTTCAACTGTTTGGACTAGAGCAGATGACTTCGATCACCCAGATGTTATCACTGGCGCAGACTTCATGTTTGTTGAAGATGGTACTCTAAACGGATCAACAGGTTGGGTACAAACAGATCAGGCGATTAGCTCAATAGGAGCAAGTGGTTCTAACATTACATTTGTACAGTTCAGTGCTGCCAACAGTTATGTAGCCGGCGACGGTATTAACATTACTGGTAACAGTATTGCTGTTAAACTTGCTACTCATAGTGCCTTAACTCTAAGTGGTGGATCACTAAGCGTAGATTCTGGTATCGCTGGAGACGGATTAGGATATAGTACCGGTGTACTAAATGTACAATATGACAGCACCAGTATCGATCTAAATGGTAGCAATCAGTTAGAAATCAAATCTACTTGGGCTGGATCGACTGGTATTACCACAGTTGGTACTATCACAACTGGTACATGGCACGGCACAGCCATTGCTGAAGGTTATGGTGGTACTAATCAAACTACCTATGCCAAGGGTGATATTTTATACGCCAGTGATACAAATACACTAAGTAAACTAACAGCCGGTACTAATGGACAAACACTACAACTACAAGGTGGAGTTCCTGTATGGGCTGACTTAGACGGCGGCACATATTAATGCGCTGTCCAAAAAAGGTTAATCCATGACAGCTAATACAGTAATAAGACCAAATGTAACGATCCGTCCTAACGTCATAGTCAAGGGCTTTGTGGGCCCAACACTATTGTTGGATGCTATCAATTATGTTTCGGGCGCAGTTTGGTACGATACTAGTGGGCGTAAAATCACTAGAACATTTACTTTTGGCACAGATTTTAGTTATGGTAGTGTAAAACTTGTAGGCGACGGTAGTGGCGGTGTACTATTAGAAATGGGTGGAAGTGACACAGGTGTAGTGTTCATGCTAGAGCACTTACACATCGGTGATGCTGTCAGTGTCGATATCGGTGGAGGCGCCCAACCGGCTGCCATTACCGGCTATGCCACTGCTTATTCAGGACCCAATTCAAATGCCAGCGGTATGACTGGTTTCACCTTGTCGGCCAATAACTGGACTGTGACTGGCACCAATGATGCCAATGTTGGTACTATTACATTTACCACAGCCAACTATGCCGACTTGTACAACAGTCCAACAGACAGTTATAATGTTCTAAACTTTACTACCAATCAATATGCCGAAGTGACACCGGGCGTATATTTTGGCACAAACTTTACAGTAGAAGCTTGGGTAAAAATAAACAGTTATGCCAGCTGGAGTCGAGTGTTTGACTTTGGTAGCGATGCCGGTAGCGATAATGTTATATTAGCAGTTACTAGTGGTACTTCAGGAAACCCAGTGTTTGCTATCGAACCAGCGATATTAACTGGTAACACCACTGTGCCACTAGGACTTTGGGCATATCTAGCAGTGACCTATGATGGTGCGATTGCTACCATGTATCTAAATGGTACTAGCATTGGTGCCTTGGCCATGACACCTCCGGCACAGACTTCAAGAGCTCATTGCTATATTGGCAAGAGCAACTATACTGGTAGTGGTGATGCTTACTTAGAAGGCGCTATAGGACATTTAGAAATAGTGCCACACGCTATCAGCAGTACAAACATAGCGGCCAGATACACAGCAGGGCGCACACAATTCCCATTACAGTATTCATACGACGCAGTACAGGCGTCTATCAATAGTGGATCAAATTCTATACATATTGACACTAGTTATTCATGGGCATCCTCAGTTCCAGTAGGAGCTAGTATCCTAGTTGACGGATATGGCACATATACAGTCATTGTTGTGGCTGCTCCCGGTGACGTTGGTAACAACAGTGGTAACTGGTGGTACTCAGTCACACCAACTACTTCTAACTTCCCCGGCGGCACTAATTTAACATTCATATGGACAGTATAACATGACAAGAGCATTTATAGCAGAATACGGCGGACTCGGAGCAAACACAGATAGTGTAGCGGCTTTTGGCACCAGCTGTTTTTATGACAGCCAGGGCAACTTATATGTTGTAGGATCTGCTACCTATGGAAACAACAGTGGCGGAGCACCAAGTGGTAGTAATACTGATGATAGCCTAATGCTCAAGTATAGCCCAGATGGTAACTTACTATTCCACAAGACTTGGTGGGATAGCAGTAATCAAAACTGTGGTGCTACCAATGTGGCCATAGACATTGTACATGTAGGTGGTACGGATCATATTCTTTGGTTGGCCAACAGCTGGGGCAATGGCGGCTGCTTCTACGGTGTCATGGACACCAATGGGAATATAGCCCAAGGCGGCGTAGACAATGCCAACGCAGGTATTGGCCAGACTAGCCCTTCAGATATTACTGTTAATAATAATGGTGCGGCACTTATCAGTACTAGTTGGTATTACACTAATCCTAATCCGCCAGCCGATTCTAACTATATACCAGCAATAGTATCTATTCCCAATATTCTTACGTCAGGTGTTCCTGGATTTTCAACAGGTATCGCAGGGCTAAACACAGACTCAACCTTAGCTCATGGAGTGTTCAACGCTGTAGTAATCGACGACGGCGGATATGGTTATGCTATTGGTAATATAACTATAGACGGAGTTCAACACGCATTACTAGTTGGTCTGGACCCTAGTGGCGCAGTTATATGGCAGTATGTAATAGATACTATTTCCGCAACTGGTACAAATTTTGGATGCTATGGAGAAAGCATAGCACTGAGCACGACGGAAGATGCTTTTTATACTGTAGTTAATGACAGATACAATGGCGTAACATATCTTGATAAATGGGGGGCAGGACCTACTAGCATCACTAACATTTGGCGCTCTACTCTAGCAGCCGCGCCAGTGCCCGGTCCTGGAACTATATATGGCTATGATGTTAATTTTGATTCAGCAGGTAATCCTATAGTCAGTGGTATCGCACAAAGCAGTCCTGGTCAGGTCAATAACGGTGATGCTCAAGGATACCCAGCTATAGCTAAATTTGACAAGACCACTGGTAATTTGACATTTGTTAATATAGTAGTTTTAGGAACCGAGTCAGGCGGCGAAACTCAGTGGGACGGATCTGCTGATCCATTGGTAGGACATCGTTGCGGTGCTGTATATCAAGATAGGTTTGCCTACAGTTGTATGACTGTTGATGATCTTGCTGACCCTACTCAAACTTATGCTCCTCGTGTACTTGTTCTTCAAGTACCTGCTGATGGAAGTCTAGCTCCGGTATATCAAGGTGGACCTCCAGGTACATATATTAATCTTACCTCTGTATATCTAACTACAGTTACTCAATTCTCACCACTACCTACCGAATTTACTGTGATCGATTTAAGCTCACAGATAAATCATAATGCTAGCGCAATGATGGCAGAAACCAATGCCACAACGATCAACAACTACTCTAGCTCAAGTATAACACTGGGTCAATTTGGTAGTATGGGGTTAACCATGCGTCCGGGTGTTACTGTTCGTCCAGGTGCTATCTTAAGAGGCAACAAAGTTGGCTTAACAATACTTGAAAGTAGCTTTGGTGTAGGATATAACTATGGGTCCATGCAGGGACATGGTCGGGTGTTTGGTACAAATGGCACAGCAGGCTACGAACTAACTATAACTGACAACTTGGTAAATCCATATATAGATTTACAGAATCCTACTTCCGCAATGGCAGCGGCACTGACAACGACTTATACCAACTTAGGATACACACTAGGACAGGCCTATGCCTGGAGAGCTACATTTGCCAGCTATACACCAACTTCTGGCAGTATGAATTTCGGCAATATTGGTTATCTTACACTGCCTAACAATTCAGCGTTTGACCAGAACACAGGCGCAGTCACAGTAGAATGTTGGGTGTACCCAACTGTTCCTAATCAAGAGGCGTGGATCTACAATCAAAATACTCCTGGATTCTTTGGCATATACTGGAACGCTAACGGTAGTTTTAACATAAGTCAAAACAGTTATTCAGATGCGGTTAATGGCACAACTAACCAACCTACCGGTCAGTGGTATCATGTGGCCATGTGTATAGATACTAATGCTAACAGCATAACTTTGTATGTCAACGGTGTAAATCAAGGCAATCAAACTACAGCTGGTAATTATACCAACTCTCAGGATGTAACTGCGATTGGAGCACAAGAAGGTGGCGGTAGCTATCAACTTGATGGCGCACTAGTTACAAACTTGCGTGTGACCAAATCAAGCACTCCGGTCTACACTGGCAACTTTACTCCACCTGCCAATGAACTATCGACTACACAGTCAAGCGATACTAACATTTCAGCTATCACTAGTGGACAAGTTCAGTTGTTGTTAAATGCTAACTCTAGTGGTACTTTACTAACAGACTCGAGCGCCAACAACTTTACTGTAACTAATCCTAATAATTATGTAATTTGGGATCCAGCGAGCCCAGCATTGTCTACAACAACCGTCTCAAATTATCAATGTCTAGTACGAGCTGAATGGAATCCATCAACATTTTTAATGATTGCGATTGATCCCGCAAACACAGGATGGCAAGGTGGTAACCCAAATAGTGGAACAGCTCTAACAGGAAAATTCCTGTTTCCAGTAACACTTACACCTTACACGCCTACTACTGATTTAGGCAACAGTTGGTGCTAAAAGGAATAACAAATGACACAAGTTTCAGGAATAGCAATTAAACCAGGTGTAGCAATCAAACCCAATGTGGTTCTAAAGCCCAGCCCTGTACTGGCCCTACACTTAGATGCTAGCACATTTACCACAGGTGATACTACATGGACTGACACTATCAGTTCCAAAGTGTTTACACTTTACAATGGAGTTACCCGTGACAATGCCAACGGTGGTAGTCTAGTATTTGATCAGGCAGCCGCTCAGTACGCCGAAGCTACTAGCCTAGCAGTTCTGCCCAAATGGACAGTTGAAGTTTGGCACTACTTCAGCGGGTTTACAACAGGTCAAGACCCTTGTATAGTAACAGAAATTTATAATAGCAGTGCCATAAACTTTACTCTAGGCTGTATTGACGGTAATGATGACGGTATAAATGCCGCATGGTTTAATGGCGGTGGCTGGATCGCATCTGGCGCGGCCTATCCATTAACAGCTGGCCAATGGTATCAGATAGTGGGAACTTATGATGGATCAACAGTTAAACTATATGTAAACAATACACTAGTAGGCTACAGCACAGGCGGTGGTGGCAGAGCTTGGCAAAGTGGTTACGGTATTAGATTAATGCGTCGCTGGGACAACACAGACTACTGGGGCGGCAAGTTGGCTATAGTTAAGATCTATGATGGCGACATCGGATCCACTGGTGTGGCCAACAGCTGGAATGCCAACAAGGCAAGATTTGGTTTGAGTTGATGATTACTCTAAGACCTGCGAACACACGCGGTAATCCTAGAGCACCGTTTATCAACAGTTACCGCACATTTAGTTTTCCAGCTTATTATGACGCTCGTTATATGAACTATAGCGATTTACAAACTATTAACGATGACCGTGTACAGTATGCTTGGCAAGTACCTTGGCATGAACATAAGAACATGGAAATCTTTGGCTATGTTGTAGAAGGATCCTCTCATCATGTGGACAGCTTAGGCAATGATGTAGAAGTGCCTGCTGGTGCTGTTCAGCGCATGACCTGTGGCAAGGGTATCAGCCACACAGAAGGCAATACTAGCAATACTCCTAACCGTTACTTACAGCTATGGATCTGCCCTAACGAGCTAGATACAGAACCCAGCCATGCTTGGCATCAGTTTACCCGTGAAGATAAACTCAACCGGTTCTGCGATATAACTGCCAAGTTACCTATTAAGCAAGATGCTAGGCTATTAGCTGGTATTTTTACAGAAGATTACAGTTATAGTATAGATGCCGATAGACACTATTACTTGTATGTTGTTACAGGAACAGCGACCATAAATAACTTAGAATTAACAGAAGGTGACGGGCTCGCGTTTGAACAGGAGTCTGTTATTGATATTTCAAATCCCCTAAACACTGAAATTATTGTGTTTGATTTGCGATAAATATCTAAAAGGTACAGAACAATGTCAGAGCCAAGACTTACAATTAAACCCGGAGTAACAATTAATGCTGGAGTTACTCTTAACGGATATATTCCTACCAGTTTAACTATTACTGGCGATATGCTAACCAATGGTGCTATAGAATCGGGATCCTTTAATGGTGGTGAAGTTCCAACAGGTTTTACTATAAATGATCCAACTCATAGTGCTGTATTGCTAGCATTTGCTAGCTCTACAGCATTATGGACCGCCATTAGTAGCACAGGTTATAGCATGGGTTATATATGGACAGCTAACTGGGCAACAGGCAGTACAACGTTAACTACCCCAGTGGTTATGGATGTCGGTGCTGAAGGCCCTTACACAATAGGATTTTATGTGCTAGATCCTTCAGACAGTACTTATGCTACAGGACTAGCTGGAACATTTAATTTTCCAGTGACATTTACAGCAACTAGTACCCTAGATACTAGTCCTACTCCAGGATAAAAAAAATATTATGGCAACATTACCACCCCCAGTTCCAGCACCACAAAAGTGGAAAGACAAAGACTATAAAGGGTTTGCTAATCCTTTAAAACCTCCCAGTCAAAAGTAATCCCTTAAAAACAATAAATACGTAGTCAGCCGCGTTTTTGGCGGTTTTATAGGGTAAACAATGACAACCGTAGCCGCCAATATATTCAAGTTAAAAAGAAGTAATAGTACTGGAAATGTTCCAGCCGCTTCCGCTCTTCAAGACGGCGAACTTGCCCTTAATACTTACGATAGTAAGCTATTCTTTAAGACTACTCAAAATGGTGGATCAAGCTATAGTATAGCTACACTTCAGCCTTTTCCTACTGGCGGAGAATATGGACAAGTTTTAGTAACAGATGGTGCTGGAAATCTAAGCTGGACTACCGTTTCCGGAGCAGGCGGTAGCGGATCTGTAACCAATGTCAGTGTTGCTACTAACAATGGTTTTTCTGGTACTGTATCAAATTCTCATACTAATGCTGTTATTAGTCTTAACACAACTATTACAGGATTATTAAAGGGTGACGGAGTAGGAATTAGAGCGGCAGTTGCCGGCACAGATTATGTTACTCCTAGCGCAACTTATACAACCAATCCTTTAACTATTGGAACTGGTTTAACAGGTGTAAGTTTCAACGGATCATCTAATACTACTATTGCTATTGATACTAGTGTAGTTGCTACACACAGCTACGTAACCGGATTAGGATATCTTACTAGCTCAGCGATTAGTATTCATACTAACAGTCCTGGATCACAAGCATTAAGTTTCAGCAATGGCGTCTTTACTTTTACTCCTGCTGATTTAAGTGGATATGCTACTACTAGTAGTTTAAACACAGCTCTAAGTAATTATGTAACTACTACAGGGTTATCTAGTACACTAGCTAATTATATAACTAGCACTAACTTATCAGATGCGTTAAGCACGTATGTATTAACTAGCACGTTAGCCAATTATGTAACTAACTCTAGTTTATCTACAACATTAAATTCTTACTTATTAAAAAATGCTAGTATCTATCTTGGTACTTCAAGTGTATCACTTAATAGATCCAGCGGAGCACAAACACTCAACGGAGTAAGTATTAGCGGAAACGCTGGAACAGTTACTAACGGTGTTTATACTACAGGAAGCTATAGTAATCCTAGTTGGATCAGCACACTAGATGGCGGCAAATTAACAGGAACAGTTGTAGCTACAAATGGCGTAGTAACTACAGGAAGTTATGCTAATCCTAGTTTTATTACTAGTTTAGATTATAGCAAATTAACCAATATTCCAAGCGCCGTTACAGATAGTATTAACAAAGCCGTATTTTTATACCAGGACGGAAATCTAAAGTTAAAAACAGGAACCATAAGATGGTATGCTCCTGCGGCACTAACTATTTCTAGTATCGTAGCCAGGGTAGCTACAACTAGCGATAGCTATATAAGAATTAATATCAAAATGAACGGAAGTGTAACAAATACGATAGATATTACCAGTCCGGATGTAAAAACTACCGATACCAACGGTTTTACCATGGGAATTGACGATTATCTAACTGTCGATGTGGTTCATACGGGTTCTGAATCCCAACCTGGCGTAGGATTAAGTATACAGTTCAACTATACACTAGCATAAATATGTACATAATAAATATTTTGATTCAATTTTAAGGAAAAAACATGGCAGTCTTATTCACACAAGCAGGAGAGCAAATCGCGTTACAAAATTTGGTAAACGCAGTAGCACCACAGACTCTTGTATTAAAATTATACTCGAACAACCAAACTCCAACTGAGTTAGATACTGCTAGTAATTACACTGAAGTTAGTGGTTACGGTTATACTAGTGTTACACTAACTCCAGGCAATTTTACATTCTCAGAAGGTGATCCTACAACAGCAACATACCCGCAGATTACTTATACATTTACTGGCGCGGCTGGATACATTTATGGTTATTATGTAGTACAAACAAGTTCTAACGCACTAGTGTTTGCCAATAGATTTACCAATGCGCCTATTCAAATTGCCAACAACGGTGACCAAATTCGCGTAACATTAACTATCCAATTAGCTAACGCTTAATAAATTATGTCAGATGTATCCAACAAGGTTAGAGTTGACAGAGTAAGGGAAGGTTGTACGGTTAGTTCAATCGGCACATATACTCTTACCGGCGCTAGCCTTGGCTATAGAACATTCTACGGACATGTTCCTGATGGTAGTTTAATTGACTACGGTGTAACACAAACTTCCGGAGCTAGTTGGGAAAATGGAGAAGGCATTTATAATGCTGGCACAAATACTGTAACAGTAACTAAAGTAACTAGCAGTTCAAATGCTGATCAAGCAGTTAGCTGGACTAACCAGTCTATTACTATATTTGTTTCATTAAATTCAAATAGCATAAGCGATATAGAACAAACATTTACTAATGTTTTTATCCTGGGGTAACCAATGATCCTAGGTACAGATGCAATAGGCTTATTAAACATTGGAGCAGACAATGATATTGTCTACGGTCCACAAAGCTATACTCAATCAAGTACAGGTTCATTAGTAATTCGTGTTGAAGAGTATGTAAACAATCTTTATAACGAATTAACATCTTTTGAAGAAGACACTAGAGCTAGCTTGAAAATTACCGGTGGATTTGCTGGCGATTGGGGTTATGTATATACAGAGCCTACAACTGCTAACTTAAAAGTCACAGGTGTTTCAAGTCTTGGATTCGTGTATACTCAGATTAGCAGTCCAAGTCTTAAGATCAGTGCTACATATACAACAACAAGTATACAGTCCGACGCTCAATCATTTAACTTGTTAACATCTGCTCAAAGTAAAATGGCATGGTATACATATAATCTACAGTCGTTTGAACAGAAGCCTGTTAAACTTAGACTCAATGGAACTAGTATAGATTATTACGTATCAACAAATGATGCGGCCGGCGACTCACCACAAATTTGGATAGGCTAATGAAAGTAACAGAAATATTAATGGAAGGGTTGAACAAAAAGGACACTTATGATATCCTTCACGAGTTTGTTCGATTTGCCGCTAAGGATTTAGAACTTAAATCATTGCCTAAGTTTGATTTTAAATTTGACAACAAACGTAGTGTAAAACATAAGAGCTTTGGCGGTTATGCTCCTGGAGCAGAACATATTACTATCACTGTAGTTAACAGACACATTATGGATGTGTGCCGTACACTAGCACACGAACTAGTTCACTATAGTCAAGACTTAAAGAAAGAACTAGAAGACGATCAAGCTGGATCTACTGGCAGTCCACAGGAAAACGAAGCTAACGCTCGTGCCGCAGTTATCATGCGTAATTGGGGTAAACTTCACCCTGAGTTCTTTGAAAAAGAAGCCATTGAATAAGCCTTCATAGCTTTCATACGTGCTATCATTAGACGTATTTTTACATAATCACTTAATTCTTCTTCCTCTTCATCAACTAGCTCAATCTTATTACGATTACGAGCTAACACTAAATCATCATCTACTACGAGTTCTTCAGGACTTAGCGGTAATATTGCTAGAGTAGACTTCATCCTGAGTTTTGGTTTTTCGCCATGCGGCCGAACGTTTTTGGTCACACGCTTGATCTGGACAACGGCAGGTGTAAGTGTAGTCGCGCTCGTATTTTCCAGGTTTATCATCAAAGCTGTAATTACGGCTAAAACAGTTATCCGTTTCATTTCTAGTCCTCATTAGCATAATAAGCCTCCTTAGGCGTATGCATATACAACGCCTAAAGAAGCAGTTTAGTTGACATTAACTATACTCATATGGTGTACTAGGATGTCCATAATCTACAGGAATGTCATTCTTAAAGTTATCATAATCCTGATAGTAACCTTCGTTTGGTTTAAGTTCCCGCCAATCATCGTATTTGATTTTAGCCAGCAATACTTCGTTCTTGCTTAACAAATCACAGACAATAAACGAACTTGAACAAGCACCGCGAATAGTTTTGATAGGTGCGTGTTTATATTCGTTAGCCAACAGAGCTTTGTGCATAGCACTACCATATGGTGCCATAATACGTACAATGCCTAGTTTTTGATTGCGTAAGCGAAACTTAGCAGTTAGTGTGAGATTTGATATTGTAGCTTCGTTTGCGTCATTGATTGTTAGCAAACACTCTTTGACTTTGATGCTACCTTTTGTGTGACTATTATCAGGCGTTTCCTTAGTGCTCCAAGGTAGCTGACAATCCACATGATTGACATACAATGTTTCCCCATGAAATTTTAAGACCCACATAGGAATGGTCTCGTCTTCTAAATGCTTTTTGTTAAAATGGAAAACTACATTCTTACAAGCATATTCAATCTATTGTTTTGACATTATACTATCTCCTTTAGTTTTTGTTTGATGTCTTTGTGTTTTACTATTATAAAGTTTTTTATTTCTTTATCAATCTTAATGGGTAAGTCTAAATGAACTACCACTTCAGGATTTACACCATCGATACAACGATCGTTGCCCACAGTACCGATAAATGGAGTTTTATTCCAAATACCAAATACCCTGTCTCCGATTGTATATTTACTCTTGTATCCTGTACGTTCGAAATAATCTGTTAGACTGCCCATATTAATTCCTTTGGTGCGCTAGACAGGAATCGAACCTGCTGTCTCGGACTTTAGAGATCCTTGCTATACCAGTTAGCCTCTAGCGCATGACCTTATTGTACATAAAAACAAAGGGCCCGTCAAGGCCCTTTGAGTAGTGTCACGCACTTCTGCGAAATAGCTATGCTAGATTACTTCTTTGTACCTGAGTTAACAAAGCTGTACATCTTTTCTGCCGCTTCCATAATCTTTTCTAGACCTGGAAATTCTGGCATTGCTACTGAGCTAACAAGTTGTCCTGTCTTTTCATCTTTCTTAGCTGATACTTCCCAGCCATGTAGCTTAAACTTGTATTCATCCATAACAGCATCTTTAGCCAATGCTAAGACGTCAGCACGGATCTCATAACCATTCTTGTTGAATTTAACTTCTGGTGCTTTTGGAGTTTCAAAGGACATTATTTTGCTCCTTTGTAAACTGAATCTTTGTAGCTAGAAACTAGAGTTTGAGCAAGTGTTAGAGTTGTATCAACCCATCCTTGATAAAACTTAGTTTGTGCTTCGATTAATTTGATTAGTTCTTTTTGAACTAGTTCATCTTTAACAAATGTGTTAACGACTACTTTTTTGCCGCTTTGTACGGCGTCAATTGCTTGATTAAACATATTTTTCTCCTTGTGTGTGTTTAAGTGTGTAACAGCATTATTGCTGTCCATGTATTTATTATAACTTATAAAATACTAAATGTAAAGTGGTCTGGTAATACGCTTGCTAAAATAGTCTACCACAGCCATATTAGCACTAGTAGCTTCTTCTACATAGGTATACACGTCTGCCTGTGGTAATTCTATAGTAGCAAGTGTCTCGCCCATCTCATTTTCCATTGTAATACCGTACTTAGAACATAGGTGTTTGATACGGTTATTAGTACTTAGGCATACCATACATCCTTTAAGAACGTTATGCGTACGGCAATACTGGATACAACGTTTTATTAGCCTGTTGCCCATGCCCTGTCCTTGGTAGTCTTTGAGCACACTAAAAGCCAACTCCATCTCGCCTTCTAGGCTAATATGGCCCATAGCAACGAATTCTAACTGTTCATTTTCTATAGCAAATAGAATATGTTTATCAGGGTTGGCTTCAAACTTGTCACAAAGTGTGTCAATGATGTAGTCGCTAACTGTATAGCCAAACCGTAATACCTTAGATTCTGCGTCAAGAGATTTAAGGTGCGTACGATATTTGGCATACTCGTGTGGAAGTACACGACGAACTGTAGTAAGCATTGGTTAAATCCAGTGTTGGCCTTTGAGTATAGCTTCTGCACGAGCTTGCTGTACTGCTTTAACGATTTCGTAAAAGTCTTTAAAAAATTGTTTCATTTTAAAGCCCCCTTGCCCAATAGAATGTACTTCTATTAGTTTCGTATTCTTTGGTTAGACGATCAACGTCTGCGGCATTTTGTGGATTGTTTTTGACAATGTAGTACTCTAGCCCACTACCGTAAGTTTGTGGTTTACTGAATGAATTTTCTAGGCTTTTGACCCAGTTTGATATGGTTTTTAACATTTTGTGTTCCTTTAAGTGTATGTGTAATATCAGTAAAAACGTTATCAGTGTTTCTACTGAGTATTTAGCAGTATATATGTTACAGCAAGATTATTCAACTCATTTGATATTCTTTACAATCATGTGTATAATCAAATAAATATACTAAAGAGAAACATTATGCGTAAAAGCACCCGTAGTATTCTACAAGAAATTAGTGACATTGGCGTAGCCCGTGACCCAGACTTAGTTATAGAAAGTCGTGGTAGCAACATAATCCAAAGTGCTATTAATTTACTAGACATGATTCGTGAGAATTATGATGTGGAAACCGCCGCCGAGCTAGAGCGCCGCTTTATTAACAGTATTAAAGGCGCAGATCCCACCAAATTCAAGCGTGGAATCAAGCGTATTCATGAGTCTAAAGAGTAAATTCAAATACCAAAATCCTGGCATATTCCTGGTATTTTTCCAAACTGAACTAAATAATTATACAAAGGCCTTTTAGGAAGGTCGTTCACAGAGTGTGAACAGTTATGCTATTCGAGGAGAAATTAAAATGGCACAATATTCAGGTAATCTTTTATCAACAGGTATCGTAGCGGCAAACTATCGTCGTGCGATTGCTCCATTCAGCAACTTTGGCACACGTCAATTAGCTTTTATGGTAATCAGCTTTCCAAGCAACTCAATCAACACAAACACAACTGAAGCTAGCGTTTCAACAAGTGACACTACAAACGTAGGTGGTACAGGTGAAGACTACGCAATCTATGACGCAAGTGGTAACATCGTTATTCCACCAGCAAAGATCTATAGCTCAAACAGCGCAATCTACGCCGCTCTAAACGGTGTTGCTATTGCAGCTGAAATTTTCATGGTTGGTGCTTTAACAACTGGTGGTACTCCTGGTTCAAACCAAACTGGTTTGTTAACAGTTGGTGTTTATATCGACACAGCCGCAAGTGCTAACGGTGCAATGGGTGCCGCTGGTGAGCAATCAAGTGGTAACACAGCCGCTCAAACAATCCAAGCTGCAGTTATTGCTGCAACTGGTATTGCTGGTATCACAGTTCAACCTGGTTACTTAAACGGTAACACAATTACTATTCCAGGTCACACATACTAATTTATTAGTTTATTCCTGTTCGGGATGGGAAGCAAATCAGGACTCTTCGGAGTCCTTTTTTGTTGGCTTAAATATGTGATGGATTACAAACTATACACACTTGTTGATATTACACATACTGGGCAGAATAGAAACGAGTCTGGTAAAGAACTAGCACGTTTAGAAGAACAGAATTTTCAAACAGTATTACAAACACTGGGTATACGAGCCAACATAAACTATTCAACATTTCCAACTCAACTTGAAACTACTGGGCGTAACGCTGGGTTTGACACTGATGAAATACTACGCTTATGGCGTTTTGACTTTAGTACAGAACGTGAAAACTTGTACGGCACAGAAGAAGATCCAGTAGAATTCTTAAAACAAGACTTCCATCTAGTTCCCTACATAGGTGGGCTCAATGAAGACATGGTACAACAATACGCAGTTTTCAATACAGCTGATCCTGGAAAGAACATTAGTTTCTTTAAAAAATAAAACACCTGCTTATCTATTACTCAAATGTAATAAATATAGTTGTAGGCAAAATATCATTATCTAGGCACATTATTACCAATCATACAATAGGCCCAGCTCGGAGCGAGCACAAGACTTATAACATTGGAGAGCCTGGGGATGGCCACTAAATTAGCACAAGCACAACTAGCAGAACTACCAGAGCGTGTAGGCATACTAGAAACTAAAGTTGAAAACATCAACGAAAAACTTGGTGAAGTTAAAGACGACATCAAAGAAATGCATGACTGCTTGGACAATACCCGCGACCGTGTTTTAGAGCAATTAGATAAGATGACAGAAGAGTATCGTACTAATGCCCAACGTTATTACGAACACACAGATAAATTAAATGATCAGCAATCTGATCAACACAAAGAACTAGCTGGTAAATTAGAATCAACTAAAGACGAGCTACATAAGAAAATCAAAGAATTAGAAACAGTCAAAGACAAATGGATGCGTTGGGGCATGGTTGGCCTAGCATTCTTAGCTGGCGCAGGTTGGATACACGCTGGTAATATCAAAGACGTAATTAAACTAATCGGCCTATAATTCAGTTAAATACTGAATGAACTTCGAAGAATTAATCGATCCAAATCCTCATCATCACGAGCTTAACCCTGTACTTTGGGACAACAACAAGCTACGCAAAGATGTACGCTTACAGCTATTAAAAATAGCTCGTCATTTTGCCCTTTATCTAAACGTTCCTGTACTACATTTAAAAGATGTAACCCTCAGTGGTTCAAGTGCTGGGTATAACTATAGCGATTATAGTGATATCGATTTACACTTAGTAGTAAACAAGTTAGAAAACGAAGAACTGTTTACAGCTAAGAAGAACTTGTACAATAGCCAACACGATTTACACATACAGAACATACCTGTAGAATTGTATGTACAACCAGCAGATCAGCCACATCATTCAGCAGGCATCTATAGCGTATTAGACGATCATTGGATCACCGAGCCTGTACACGAAGAACCTACTATAGATCCAAAAGATATTAAAAACAAAGCACGTAATTATTCAGCTAAAATTAATCTAGCTATGCGTAGTCAAGACGTAAGTAAGTGTAGAGAAGCAATGGATGAATTAAAACGCTTACGCAAAGCTGGGTTAGAATCGGGTGGTGAACAAAGTGTGGAAAACCTAGCTTTTAAGTTACTCAGAGCCCGTGGGCAAATTGAAAAATTGCGTAAATACATAACTAAACTAGAGAGTGCTGAATTAAGCCTCGGAGAACACAATGAAAATTAAAGACATACTAGGCGAAGATGATGCTACGCCAATGAAAGTTAAAAGTATCAGCGGCGACGAAGTTGACATTGATCAAGGCGGCACAGATATCAAAGCTAAGGTTAGCGATTTAATTGCTAACCCAGATAAGCCTGGTGAGTTTCAAATGAAACCTCCTCCAACAAGCGGTCAGGGCGCAGTACAACCAGGATCTACTGTAACTACTAGTGAAGAAATTGGCGACGAAACTAAAAAAGTTTTCAAGCATCACGGAAAACCTGTAGGCGAAATTGGTATAGACCCTGAAGCAAGTCCAGGCGGTGGCAATTGGTATGTTAAACATTATGCGTCGGGCCACGACACAGTTGGTTTCGATAATGCCGAAGAAGCAATGGCTGAATTAAAGTACATTGTTAAACACCATATGGAAGAGAACCAAGACTTAATTAGCCAAGGTAATCAGGATGTAGGCGGTGATGCTACAGATAACTTTATTGATCAAGTTCGCGATAAGGACTTTGAACGAGCACAGGGCCAAGGCGGCGAACGTTCTGGACGCGATGAAAGATCCGCAGGGATTTTAAGTCCTATTAGTGAAGACGATGCGCTATTAGAAAAAATGCGTGTGATTGCTGGCCTAAGATGAAAATACACGAACTAGTCAACGGATTGGAACTTAAAGCCAAGGGTGAGAAATATAGTATCATCAATGGCTTTGAAATCTTCACGACTAACGAAGAACGTGAACTACTTAAAAAGTTACAAAAACCTATTAAACTAAGACAACTAACTGAACACGAGCAATTTCAAGTTCAAGCCATGATTCGCAAAAGTCTGGTAAGTAAGATAGGACACGAAGATCCTACTGTAGTTGCCAATGAAAAAACAAAATAAAACAAAACCTAAAGTACTCAAAGAGTTAGCCAGTCAGTTTGAAGCAGAACTAAACAACTCTATGCCAATTGGTGTGTTGCCCAATGGCAATTTAACCTATAAAAACTTTGTTATAAAGAAAACAAAAGGCGAAAACTGGGCCGTTTATTTTAAACACAGCAATTATATAGTAGACGAGTATCATTTAAAAACTTGTGCCTTGTTATCAGCTAAGGCTTACGACCGTAATGATTTAAACAAGTTCTTTGAAATTAAGAATTTAGACAATCAGTACTGGGCTAGCTATAGTGATAACCAAGTGTACCAGCAAAATATCAAAAAAGCCAAAGATTTCGGCAGATATATTGTATTATTAAACAAATTAGAAGATAGCCAAGCTCGCGCTGAACGTTTGAAGGAAAAGATTTCCACAATGTTTAAGTGGAGTTTTGTATAAATAGTAATAAGAAACGCTTTAGGGAAACCATCATGCAAATTAGAGAATTATCAAAACCCGTAACTAGCAAACAGCTTAACGAAAGCCTTGCTAAGAAATTTGGTTACAAAATTAACCTTGAACAATTCAGCGATGTTCAGTTAGAAGACGCACGTAACAAATTACGTACTAAAATTAGTCAGTTTGAAGTTAACGAAGGCTACGACGCATTGCATGATAGTCAAGAATATCAAAAGACACGCTTGTTCCTTGATTGTATCAATCAAGAGATCTTAGAACGTGATGAAGGCAAATGTGACACTTGCCACCACAATCCTTGTGATTGCGTGGAAGAAAGTGTTGACACAGAAAAAGCAGAAGAAAAGAAAGAGCTACGTAAAAAAGTTCAGGCAGAATCAATTAAAGAAAAAGCTAGTCAATATCGTGTTCCACAAAGCTGGATCAATAGTGCTATCCAAAGAATCGAACTAGAAGAAAGTGATGAAGAAGAATTGGCCGCAGAACTAACTACACGTTACGATCTAAGTGAGTCAGTTGCTAATCACATTGTATATCTAGCAGAAGGCGAAGAAGACAAGGCCAAGGTAATTATGGCTACTAAAGATATGGTAGATCGTATTACTGGTTGGTTAGAAGATACAGCTCAAATGAAAGCTGAACAGCTTTTAGAATTATTAGACTCTATAAGAGAAACAATGGGCAGTGATGTTTCCCAACAATATAACGATGCTGTTAAGCCAGCATTAGAAGCAATTTACACAGCAATTGAAACAAGTCGTCAAGGCTTACAAGGCGCATTAGCTATTGTATCAGGCGGAGAAGCTCCAACAATGGGCACACCAGCTCCAGGCGGTATGGGTGGAGATATGAGTGCTCCAGCAGGCGCTCCAGGCGAAGAACCAATGCCAGGCGAAGAGGAAGGCGGAATGGGCGCAGAAGAAACTCCTGCGGCTATGGGCGCAGTTGGCCGTGAGAAACGTGAAAGCGTTGATTATAGCCGTAGACTAGGCATGTTACTTAACTCAAAAAAAAAGTAATTCAAGCAATTAGAGAATCAGTAGACCCCTTAGTTCTTACACTAAGGGCTCTACAAAGTGCAGCAGACAATAACGGCTCTGAATCCCAACTAACATGGGACGCACTTAATCAATTAGGACAAGAATACGGATCTCCAGATATCGACTACGATCGCTTTGCCGCTCGTTGGGATAGTGATCCAATTTTAAAACAACTAGTTGATCGTTTTGATGGTCACGGAGTTGTTCTTAAAACAGCTAAAACCGCTGATCAACCAGAACAAGGCAATCCAGAACAAAAGAAAGCTAGTAATGCTGTAGACAGTATGGCAATGTCGGCAACCAAAAAGGCTATGAAAGCTGATTAATTTGTGTTATAATGTTGTATGACATTACTAACAGAAAGGTATTCTTACACACCTATCAATAGAGAAAGTGTAGAAGGCAAACGCTTATATGCGACACCGGATGGATCAAAAGTTCCTAGTGTAACTACCATCTTAGACAAAACTAAGCCAGAAGAAAAACGAATAGCTTTAGCCAATTGGCGAAAAGCTGTCGGTGAAAAGAAAGCTCAGGAAATTACTACAGAGGCTGCCAATCGCGGTACTCGTATGCACAAGTACTTAGAGGACTATGTTAAGACTGGTGCTATCCAGCCCCCAGGAACTAATCCTTACAGTAAACAAAGCCATGCTATGGCACAAGTTGTTATTCAACAAGGTTTATGTAATGTAAACGAAATATGGGGAGTAGAAGTACCATTGTATTTTCCGGGATTGTACGCAGGAACTACAGACGGCTTGGGTCTACATTTAAACGAACAAGCTATTATAGACTATAAGCAAACAAACAAACCTAAAAAAGAAGAGTGGATTGAAGATTACTATCTACAATTAACTGCTTACGCCTTAGCACACAACGAAGTACACGGAACTAATATAAACAAGGGTGTAGTTTTAATGTGTGTACAACCCAAGCTGAATGAAAAGCTGGAAATGATAGATGTACCTGTTTATCAGGAATTTATCCTAAAACCAGGCGATTTTAGCTACTGGGAGAAAAAGTGGTGGGATAGAGTAGAGGAATACTACAAGTATAACTGATAAATATCCTATATAGAGGATATTTCAATGGCTGTCGTACAGATCTCAAGAATACAAATTCGCCGTGGGCAAGCAAATCAAGGTACTGGGTTACCCCAATTAGCATCTGCTGAGATGGCATGGGCCATTGATACCCAGGAATTATACATTGGCAATGGCGCTGTTAGCGAAGGCGCACCTGCTGTTGGTAACACTAAAATTCTAACACAAAATGACTTGTCAGCCGCAGGTAATTTGTTAGGATTATTACAGTACGTTTATAAAACAAACGATACTACAATTATCACAGGTCCGGACGTTAACCATTCAGTTAGTCGTAGTTTACAAGCTCGATTGGACGATCGTGTAAGTTTAAATGATTTCTTAACGACAACGGATATTAGTGGTGGAGATTATACTGCCGCGTTACAACGTGCTATTAATGAATTATTTTTAAACACAAATAACAAAGCTAGTAATAATCCAGCTGGTGTTCCAAATAGACTTAAATTAGAAATTCCAGCTGGTATATATTCAATTACTAGTCCCTTGTATGTACCTAGTTACGCAACGATTGTTGGTGCTGGTGTAGACAAAACAATTATTCAATACAATCCAACAACAACAGTATCTGGCAATACTGTTAATAATAGTACAACTGTTACAACAACAGGTGCTACAGCATTAATGGTTGGAGCTAGTATTACTGGAGCAAACATTCCTGTAGGCACTACAGTACTTGGAGCAACTCCTGGGGTAAGTCTTACAATTAGTCAAGCGGCAACTGGAACTTCTAGTTCTGCTGAAACAATGACTGTAATACTATCAGTACCTGCTATACAGTTTGTAAATGATTCAAGTACACCGGGTGCTCCTAGTTTTATTAATAATACACTAGGCGGCACACAGCCTAAGTATATTATTATGGAAGGATTAACTGTTAATGTATCAACACAATATTCTTCGGCATTACAGTTAGACGCAGTTCGTGATAGTACTTTTGAAAATATCAAACTGGTTGGATCTAGTACAACTAGTGCCAAATCAATTGGCATCCAAATGAATGTAGCACAAGGATATCAAACAACTGATGGTGTTAGCACAAGTAATAACACATTTAGAAATGTATACGTGTCTAATTTCTATTATGGATTATACAGTATTCAAGACGTTAGAAATAACGTATTTGATACTTGTCATTTTTACAATTTAAATGTTGGTGTGAGTCTTAGTGTAGGAGCCGACATACAATTATATTATGCCAATGGAACTATTAGTCATACTGGCACTATTGGACAGTTATATGGTGCTCGTGAAACAGTATTCACTAATTGTAAATTTGAATTGATTAATCAGCAAGGTGTATTTATTGGCGCCGGTTATGGTAATAGCGTAGACAACTGTAGATTTGTTAACGTAGGCAATAATGGCAGTTTCCCAAGTGCTGTATTTCCGCAAGTATATTTTGCGTCTATTGGTAACAAAGCTTCTAGATTATACTCAGACCGTTCAGCATCATTAAGCCTTGCCGCAAGTCCAGCAAACGCATCCATTGCCTATGTACCTGAATTGTCAGGACCAAGTGTGTATGAAAGCTATGGCACACAGTTGGTAGCAATTACAAACACAACACAATATACTCCAGCATTTAGACTTCCAGTAGGAACAGACAACTACGGCGCTCCAACCGGAACTATAACTCATCTAGTGGACTACACCTATACAAGTAGTTATGGTTCATTTAGCAGAACAGGTACCATTACAATCGTGGCTAATACGCAAACAGGCAATGTCCAACTATCGGATGAATTTAATTTTGCTGGAAATGATCCAACTAACGTAACATCATTATTATTGGATTTTAAAGCATTATTTTTATCACAAACTGGAGCAACATACACCGGCGCTGGCGGACAAGTGCCAAGCAGTATAGAAGTTGCTTATGTAAACAACTATACAAATGATTTTGGTACTTTCACTTATTCATACAAATCAATTTTATAATTCAATCCGATAGACAATACGGATAAATGCGTATATAATTTGTTTTGTCAGTATGATAAAATATATCCCAGAAGGGGAAAAAATCCCGCTCAAACCTCGCTAAAATCAACGACTAAGGAATAGTTGTCGATCGGTTTCGCCACCACTAAATACTACCTAAACACACCAACAACAATAAAGATTTATATATTTTGAAGAACACACAATGAGCAAGATTACAGTTATTAAAAGAAGTGGAAATCGCGAACCACTAGCAGTCGAAAAATGGCAAGCTCAGATAGCTAAAGTTTGTAAAGGTATTGCCGATGTCAGTCAGTCGATGATTGAAATTAAAAGTCAGCCGCACTTTTATGATGGCATTACTACACAAGAAATTGACAACATTACTTTACGAGCGATAGTAGATTTAATCGACGTAGAACAAAATCCAGACATTGGTCATACTAATTATCAGTATGTAGCGGGCAAACAACGTTTGTCAATGTTACGTAAGGATGTATACGGTAGCTATGATGTGCCCCATCTTTATACTATCATAAAGAAAAATATTGAAGTAGGCTTGTACACTCCTGAACTGCTTGAATGGTATACAGAAGACGACTGGAATAAAATGAATGACATGTTGGATCATGAAAAAGATGAACAATATGGATATGCTAGTATTGAGCAGTTAATAGAGAAGTATTTGGTACGCAATCGTGCGACAAAGGAAATTTATGAAACTCCACAAATTAGATATATTGTGGCCGCGGCTACTGTCTTCCATAAAGAAGAACCTAACACAGCTAGGATGCGTTATATTAAAGAATATTATAACGCCGCCAGTGATGGTTTGTTTACTCTCGCTACTCCAGTTCTTGCTGGTCTTGGCACTCCCACCAAACAGTTCAGTTCCTGTGTACTCATCCGTAGTGATGATGACCTTGATAGTATTTTCGCTTCAGGCGAAATGATGGCCAAGTATGCTAGTAAACGTGCGGGGATTGGACTGGAGATCGGTCGACTTCGCCCATTGGGCTCCCCAATTCGCGGTGGCGAAATCATGCATACTGGTATGATACCATTTTTAAAGAAGTGGTTCGGAGATTTGCGTAGTTGTAGTCAAGGAGGTATTCGTAATGCTAGTGCTACAGTATTTTATCCCATTTGGCATCATCAGTTTGATGACCTTATTGTTCTTAAAAACAACCAAGGCACAGAGGAAACTCGAGTCAGACACATGGACTACGGAGTTGTCCTTAGCAAGTTCTTTTGGCGCCGTTTCAAGAACAAAGAAAACATCACCTTCTTTGATCCGAATGAAGTACCCGACCTATATGAAGCCTTTTATCGTAACACAGCAGAATTTGAAGAACTGTATGTAAAATATGAAAAGCGTACAGACTTACGTAAAAAGTCTATGACTGCTGAAGAAGTATTCAAAGGCGGAATATTAAAAGAACGTACAGACACTGGACGTATCTATCTAGTGTTTATCGACAACGTACAGAATCAAGGACCATTTGATCCTGAGTTCCATACAATTTATCAAAGTAACTTGTGCTGTGAAATACTATTACCCACAAAACCTTTTAAACGTCTCGATGACGCAGATGGCCGTATTGCTTTATGTACACTTGGTTCGATCAACTGGGGAGCTTTCCGTAATCCAGAAGATATGCGTAGGGCTTGCCGTATTTTACAACGTAGTTTGTGTAACATTCTTGATTACCAAGATTTTTTAAGTATCCAAAGTAAACTATCAAATGACGAAATACAACCATTGGGTATTGGTGTTACTAACCTAGCCTATTGGCACGCCAAACGTGGACTCAAGTATGGCGAGAAAGATGCCTTACAAGATGTTAAATCCTGGATGGAACATCAAGCCTTCTACTTAACAGAAGCTACAGTAGAGTTGGCAAAAGAACGCGGACCGTGTACACATAGTGATAAGACACGTTATGGGCAAGGTATATTCCCTTGGGAACTACGTGCCGAAGGTGCAAATGAACTTGCTGACTTTTCTCCAGAACTTGACTGGGAAACTCTACGTACTAATATGAAACAGTATGGAGTTCGCAATGCCACACTAATGGCGATTGCTCCAGTCGAAAGCAGTAGTGTTGTTATAAACAGTACTAATGGTATTGAGTTGCCTATGAGCTTGATCAGTACTAAGGAAAGTAAAGCAGGATCATTCACGCAAGTTGTTCCTGAATATCACAAACTTAAGAACAAATATCAACTCATGTGGGAACAAACAGACTGTGATGGTTATTTGAAAACAGCCGCAGTTTTGGCTGCCTATGTTGACCAAAGTATAAGTACTAACACTTTTTACAATCCAGCACACTTTGTGGATCGTAAAGTTCCAACTACATTGATTGCTAAGAATTTAATGCAAGCTCAAATGTGGGGATTGAAAACATTCTACTACAGTTTGATTAACAAAGCAGGTAGCAAACAGATTGCCGAAGACGCTCCTGTTATGCTAGAAGTTATCGATTTTGATAATGAAGAAGATTGCGAGGCTTGTAAGTTATAATGTTAGAAACTATTTGCGATATATTAGTTGACGCATATAAGCGTAACTGGATTACTAGCCGAGATGGCAACGTAAGTATACGTCATCACGACCGTGACCATTTTTACATTACACCTAGTGGTGTACGTAAACAAACATTACAACCAGATCAATTTAAGAAGATTAGTATTCACGGACTATTGTGGCAGGAAGAGTATTATACTGATATTAGTGCCAACTTAAAGCCCAGTGGAGAAATACCTTTACACTTTGGCCTACAAAGAGCAATGGGGCAACACAGCGGAGAAGTTCGTGTAGTTGTACACGTTCATCCTACATATTGTATTGCCGCCATGCATGCTGGTATTGATCTAAGTACTATTAGTGATGCGTTTCCAGAATTGAATCGTTACACTAAGGTAGCACCTAATGTTCCAGATGTTGCTCCTATCAGTCAAGAACTAGCTGATCAGTGTTTTGAAAAATTAGGATTGGATAATCAAGGCAACATAAAATACGATATTGTAGGCATCAAAGGGCACGGAGTAGTTGCTATTGACACAAGCCCCTGGCGTGCCTACGAACATATTGAAAGATTAGAACATATTTGTAAAATAGTATTAGCATCGGGAAAATATTAATGAGTAAAGAACAGTACAATTTAAAAACAAAAACAGATTACCTTAATCGTAAAATGTTTCTAGATCCGCAAGGGCCTGTGACCATCCAACGATTTGAAGAGGTTAAATACAAGAAGATTGCAGATTTTGAAGCGACAGCCCGAGGCTTCTTCTGGCAACCCGAAGAGATTAGTCTTACCAAAGACGCAAATGACTTTAAGGATGCGAGCGATGCGATTAAACATATTTTCACCAGCAATTTATTACGTCAGACAGCACTTGATAGTCTTCAAGGTCGTGGACCAACGCAAGTGTTTACTCCTGTGTGTTCATTGCCCGAACTTGAAGCTCTCATGTACAACTGGGGCTTCTTTGAAACCAACATCCACAGTAAGAGCTACAGTCACATAATTCGTAATATCTATAATGTGCCCAAGGATGTGTTCAACACTATCCACGATACTGAAGAAATTATCAGCATGGCATCAAGTGTTGGCAAATACTATGATTCACTACATCAAATTAATTGTCAGAAGGAATATAACTTTGTAGCAGTCGAAGAAAAAGATCACATCAAGGCAATCTGGTTGGCTCTTAATGCATCATACGCACTAGAAGCATTTCGCTTTATGGTTAGCTTTGCTACAAGTTTGGCAATGGTTGAGAACAAGATCTTTATTGGTAACGGTAACATTATCAGTTTGATTCTACAAGACGAATTGCTACACAAAGGCTGGACAGCCTACTTGATCAATCAAGTAGTTAAAGAAGATCCTCGATTTGCTCAGGCTAAGATTGATTGCGAGCAAGAAGTCTATGCCATGTACGCAGACGTTATCCGTGAAGAAAAACAATGGGCAGACTACTTGTTCAAGAAAGGTCCAGTAATTGGACTGAACGCAAACATTCTCAAAGATTTTGTAGACTACACAGCAGTAGGAGCATTAAAGGACATTGGTATTAAGTATCAACAAGTTGCTCCTAAGTCGACTCCTATTCCATGGTTTAACAAACACGTAAACACAAGTAGCAAACAAACTGCTCTACAGGAAAGCGAATCGACTAATTATGTTATTGGCGTTATGAGTGAAGGCATTGACTACGACGCATTACCTGCGCTATAATAGTAAAAAGGAATTAAGATGAAAGCAATAGTATGGAGTAAAAATGCTTGTCCATTTTGTGTACAGGCTAAAGCATTATTAGAAATGAAAGGGATTGAGTACGAAGAACGTAATGTTCAAACCGATTGGACTAAGGAACAGCTATTAGAAGCCGTACCCACAGCCAGAACTTTACCACAAATATTTTTAGACGATAATTATATAGGCGGGTTTACAGAACTCAAGAAACATTTCGAAAAGGTATAATATGTTAATTTCAAAAGGTATCGCACAAGGCGAAGTAGTTACAATCAAAACAACAGCTGGCGAAGAGATTGTTGCCAAGTTAATTGAAGACGGCCCATTGGGTGTTAAGGTTAGCAAGCCATTGTGTTTAACAGCTACGAAAGAAGGAATTGGATTAGTTCCATTTTTGTTTACAACTGATCCAGACGCAGAAGTTACTATAAATAAGAATAGTATTATGGTGCTAGCCGCAACTATCAAAGATGCCGCAGATCGTTATACAGAACAAACATCAGGGATTAAACTAGTATAATGCCAGCCGTAGCCAGAATGAGTGGAACAGATACAGTATCTTGTACCGATGGAGCAGTTGGCTCCTCTTGTGGAAGAAATGTACATCATTGGGATACTCCTACCACTCAGGCTACAGATGCTGGAAGTAGTAATGTTTTTATCAACGGCGTCGGAGCAGTTAGACAAGGCGATGTTATGAAGACACACCCAGATGGTGTGCCTTGTGTAAGTAGTCCTGTTAACCATGCTCCGGCATTGAGCACATATAGTCCAAACGTGTTTGTCAATGGAAAAGCATTAGGCCGTGTTGGCGACAAATATGATTCCGACGGACACAAAGATCATACTATCAGTAGCGGTAGTCCAAACGTATTTGCCAATTAACTAGACATTTATTTTCTACTAGTGTATACTAGGTATAAGTACTCTGTACTTGCCTAAAGGAGAAATAAATGGCTACAAATAAATTTTCAGAATTCACAGCGTTAGTAGAAGCAATGGAAGGCGACTTCGAAAAGTTCTACGATAAAGAAGTAGGTGCCGCAGGTACTCGTGTCCGCAAGCATTTACAAGAGCTTGCCAAATTGTGTAAAGAAACTCGCAACGATGTTACAGCAGTTAAGAATGCACGTAAAGAAGCCAAATAAGTCAACTAAATATTAGTCTAAGGCGTTATATTAGTATACGCTTAAGGAGCAGTATTATGAAAAGTAAACTTATAATCGGTTCAGTATTTGCTAGTATTTTGGCAATGAGTGCATTGTTTGCTTATAGCCCACAAGCTCAAGCACACGAAGGGTTTCATTATCGTGGCGGTTGTTGCTATAGAGGTGGTTATGGTATGGGCTGGGTAGCACCTGCTGTAATAGGCGGAGTTATCGGATACGAAATTGCCCAGCCTCGTACAGTAATTGTTGAACAACCTCCAGTTGTTTATACACAACCTAGTGTTATTGTTACACAACCAACAGTACAAGCACCGCCACAAGGTATGCACTGGCAAGAAATGATTGATCCACAAACCGGTGTACATAAAATTGTAGCTGTTCCAAACTGATATGGCATACAGCGATAAAGTTATCGACCACTATGAGAATCCACGCAATGTAGGTTCATATAAAAAAGGTGACCCAGGAGTTGGGGTAGGATTAGTGGGAGCACCATCCTGCGGTGATGTTTTACAATTAAGTATAAAGGTAAACGATGCTGGAATTATTACAGACGCCCGATTTAAAACTTACGGCTGTGGCTCGGCGATCGCTAGTTCGAGTCTTGTCACTGAATGGGTCAAAGGGAAAACGCTGGACGAAGCAGGAAGCATTAAGAATTCGGAAATTGCTGAAGAGCTGGCGCTCCCGCCCGTCAAAATACATTGTAGCATACTCGCCGAAGATGCTATCAAGGCGGCCATAGATGATTATCGTAACCGACACAGCCAAGGATAAGATTAAACAAAATCTTGCCAAAAGAGGCAAAGGAGTCGGCATTCGTATAGGTGTAAGAACTACAGGCTGTAGCGGATTGGCCTATGTGCTAGAATATGTAGACAAGTACGATGGCGAAGAAGGTGTTATAAACTACGCTCAAAATGACTTTTGCGTATTAGTAAGTATGAAGGATGATCCGTACTTAAATGGGCTTACAATGGATTGGGTTCGCAATGGACTCAATGAAGGGTTCGATTTTATCAATCCAAATGAACGTGACCGTTGCGGTTGCGGGGAAAGTTTTCGAGTATAAACCCATTTGACATAGTTTGAATAAACTAGTATAATACTAGTATTGTTATAACTTTTGGAGAATATTTTGAGTATGCACTTGTTGCCGCCTATGTATTCAACTACGGGCAAAAAGAAGGGTAAAAAGAAATTCGCTTCGGCAGAACACGCACGAAAGGCTAGAGAATTGGAAGAAAGTTGGAAAGAATTACTCAAACGTCAGGGCCTTGAACTAGAGGAAAAAAAGCGCAAACGTGCTTTATCAGCTGATAGTTTGAGCAGTTCTTACAGTTTGAAAATACCCGAAGGACGTAATACTACTGCTCATATACAAAGCAGAGGCGATTATACGGGTAATGCTACTTTGGCTCCAGCTAAGGTTTACACAGGTGATAAGGTAAAAGGCATAGCGACCATGCATAAAAGCAACGCTGTGCCGGTTTTTAGTGACGAACAAGCAGTTGACATTTCTCGAATGAGGCGTTAAACTGTGACTAAGTATAATAGTAGTGTATTTCCAGAGAAATCTGAGGATAACTATATATTGTCCCCGAAGGGTTTTGGGGCAAACGGCTTTTTGTTAAGGAGAAACGGATACAGCCAAACATTAACCAATGACGGTGGTAGCGACACCTCATCCAGCGTAAAGGAGACAAAAATGATACGCACTATCAAAATTATAATCAATATACTAGTGGCTATGTCAATAGTATTTGTAGCACAACAAGCAGTTTCAAAGAAATTTGAACATCTTAAACAAGCTCGCGAAGCGGCGAGTCCAGTTACAGCTCAAATGAGACAACAACAATTAGATTGTCTAGCTCGTAACATATACCACGAAGCAGGCAGTGAGCCGTTTGAAGGCAAAGTAGCTGTCGCACAGGTCACAATCAATCGTACAGAAAGCGGACAATTTCCCAGCGACATCTGTAAGGTTGTATATCAAAAGAACGTAGTATACGAAAAAGTAATGTGCCAGTTTAGCTGGTACTGTGAAGGCCCAAGTGCTCTTAAGCCAATGAACGGCCCAATGTACACAGAAAGCATGGAAGTAGCTAAAAAAGTATTATTAGAAGGATTCCGTTTACCGGATTTAAAGAATGCCCTATATTTTCATGGGGATTATGTACAACCAGGGTGGAATAAAAAGCCCATAGCTAAAATTGGCCATCACGTATTTTACAATTAAGGACTAACATGAACGCACAAACCGTTATTAATACATTCAAAACAAAGGTACATGATTTATTTGATTTAGATCTATGGGTTAAAAACATCAAAGAACACGCACCCCATGTTAGCGCAGAAACAATGGGCTGGGTAGCAGTTATTCTGCTACACTTAGCTACCATTCCTACACTACTAGCAGTATTAACAGGATTAACTGAAAAGATGCCTCCTGTGGATCTAGTGCTGTTTAGTTGGGCAGGATTGTTCTGTTTCTTCCTAAAAGCCGCTATCCAGAAGGATTTCCTTAATATTGTGACTATTGGTTTTGGATTTTTCTGCCAGGCTGCACTACTGGCTTTGATAGTCTTTAAATAAATACATAATAACAAGGAGCAGGCAATTATGTCCTCAGGATTTCAACAAGATTTAGATCAATTACAACCAGGGTTTTACCGTGTCACTATCACTATGACTGATAATGGAAACTCAGGTGCGTTTCCAACAACTGACCAAGGTAACCATCAAGACGGCGGCTGTACACCAAACACGTGGGATTATTTCCCAGCAGGTAGCTTGCCGAGTACAGCGGCAACAGCATTAAGCCGTGCTCGTGGTAACCTACGTTTTAAACAAGTGGTTAACCAACTTACCAGTTTGGCTGATTGCCAAATTATGGATATTGCTATTACTGAAGCCAATGCTGACGCACAAGCAACAAGTTTACTATTCACTGTAAAATATGACCGTGACGCTTTCCTTCCACTGACAGGTACACTACAAGGTACTGTAGCAGTAGGAAACGATGCCGCAGGTAACCCAATGGATACACCTGCTAAGGTTATTCGTAACGCAGTAGCCGCAGGCTTATACAATGGTACTACAGAATCAATGCGTGTATATGATCCAGTAAGCGGATCAGGTACACAACAAAAAGTTACAGCTAATGCCGCAACAACAAATTCAGCATTGGTTGGCTTAGTGTCAGTTACACAAATTTCCGGAACAACTTTAGTATAAACGAAAGGCACCAATGATACTAGCGTATCTATTACTACTAACAGGTTTAACAATATCGGCGGTCGCAATTTACTACTCTGTAGTAGGTTTGACCGCTATATTTTCTGCGGCGGTGATTCCAATTATTATAATGGGGTCAGCTCTAGAAGTTGGCAAACTTGTCTGCGCCTCTTGGCTAAAAGCCAATTGGGAACGTGTTCCACGCTTTATGAAAATTTACATGAGCATAGCGGTTGTAGTTCTCATGTTGATTACCTCTATGGGTATCTTTGGATTCCTGTCAAAAGCACACAACGATCAAAATCTAGTGTCGGGCGATGTACAAAGCAAACTAGCAATTTACGATGAAAAGATAAAGACAGCCAAAGAAAATATCGAAGCTGATCGTAAGCAACTCAAACAAATGGACGAAGCAGTAGACCAAATCATGTCTCGTTCAGCTGATGAAAAAGGTGCCGATAAAGCCAACGCTGTTCGTAAATCACAACAAAAAGATAGGGTATCACTTGCTAAAGATATCGAAACTAATCAGAAAGTGATTAGTCAACTCAACGACGAATCGGCGCCAATCCGTGCTGAAAACAGAAAGGTTGAAGCCGAAGTTGGACCTATTAAGTATATTGCGGCGTTCATTTATGGCACTAATCCAGATGCGTCATTACTTGAACAAGCAGTTACATGGATCATTATTCTTATTGTTATTGTCTTTGACCCATTAGCAGTTATTATGTTACTTGCTAGTCAAATGACATTTGGTTGGGCAAGAGAACAAAAAGAAGACGACCAACCTACTATTGCTGAGTTGGATACATTTGTTGGCGAGAAACCTACACCAGAAGAGTTAGAGCAAGCAACAGATCCAGAAGCACCTCCAGTTGAACCAGCTAAAGTTCCTAGTATTATTACATCAGTCGAAGACATTGTAATTCCTACTGTAAAAGATTTCGAAGGTGTACGATCTCCGGGCGGCGAGTGGATACAAACTGGTCCAGAATTTGAAGTACATAAACCCGAAGAATTAACAGCTGATTCTGGTGAAACTATTTCTGAATTAGATAAATGGAACCGCATGATAGAAGAAGCGGAAAAGGAAGTAGCTAAACAAGAAACTACAGTTGAAGAAAGATTAGCTACTGGACAGTCTTATATCGATAGCGAAGGTAAAGAAACTCCAACTGAAGCAACTTTACCTGAACCAGATTTTCCTATAGACGAATCAAAAAAAAAAGACTTATATGATCAAAGACCCTACGGGTCAGATACAAACAAAGACGAGGGACCAATAACCTACGTACAAAATTCGGAACAAAGCACAGGTAGACTATGGTCTAGATTAGTTGGTATAAGACCAATAGACCAGTTATATAAAGAATACGGTGATCACGAATTTGATGACTTTGTTGTAGACGAAACTACAGAACCTGAGTTATATAATTTTGTACAAGAAACTAAATTACATGGTCCAAAATTTAGTGATTACCCAGAAGAAAAAATAGCATATTTTGAAGAGCGTATACATGAACTTAGGAAAAATAACCCTGATAACTCCACCAGATAAATTGTTCAATATGAATTTGGCTTATCTTTTAATTAAGCCAAGTAACACAGTAAAGGAACAATTTCAAACTATACTAAGTCAAAGTATAGATGATCTGAACGTATTTGTATTTGATAATGATGATACAGATATGAGCTGGCTATTAAGTATAGCACACCAAGTTGATTGCGTCATTATTGATGTGGATAACTGTGATACTATGACACAAAAATTTGTCACTTTTATCATATCACAACCCAATGCTTACTATATAACTAAAGACGATGTTACTCCATATAACTTGATAAGTAAAAATCGTATATACAATTTGGATTGGATTGTAGAAAAAATTATAAACGAAGAGGACGATGATAATGGCGTATCAGAAGAGTAAGGGCACAGGTGTTACCGTTAAAGACGGTGAAAACATCAACCAAGCCTTACGTAGATTTAAACGTAAAATAGAAGAGGCTGGAACTTTGGACACATTAAGAGCCAAAGAATTCTACGAAAAGCCTACTACTGAACGTAAGCGTAAGAAAGGTGCGGCTAAGGCACGTTGGAATAAAAAGCTCAGAGACCAGCAATTACCACCAAAATTGTATTGACATTATAATAAGTTGATGCTATAATATGTGTATGAATACAGATATTATGATTGACTTAGAAACACTTAATACTACACCAGATGCTAGTATTTTAACAATTGGGGCAGTTAAGTTTGACCCATTTGGCAGAGAAGTATCCGAACCTAAAATGGACAGTTTCTATGTTAAAGTAGATTTGGACAGTTGCGATAGGATAGGACTAACTACTAACGATGATACAATCGCTTGGTGGGCTAGTCAAAGTAAAGAAGCCCAGGATGCGGCTTTTGATCCCGAAGGAAGAATTGATATTGTTGACGCATTTAATCAACTGTATAAATTCTGCTGGGGTGCTAAACGTGTTTGGTCAAATGGTAGTTGTTTTGATATTATCATTTGTGAACATGTGTTCCGTAAAATTAACAAAGCAATTCCGTGGAAGTTTTGGGAAGTACGTGATGTTCGAACAGCGTTCGATTTAGGAATTAATCCACAACGCCCACCAGTAACCGCTCACCATGCTTTAGAGGATGCTTGGAATCAAGCAGTTGGTATTCAAAATGTTTATAATACATTGAGAACTAGTACAACATCAGAAGGCAAATATATTGCGCCTTTCGCTAATCAGAGATGAGAGAAATAATTAAACCCAATGGTGAAGTATATATGAAGGTAGAACTACGAGATGGTCTACTATGTTTTTGCTGTACTAACGGAACTGCTAAAGATTTGTGGTATCAAGTAGATGCTAAAATTATTCCTCAACTAAGACAACTTTTATCAGAAGCGGAGTTTTTAAAATACTTATGAATAGTCAAGAACGCGAAGTAATGAACATTCTTTCTGAAGAATGTGCTGAAGTAATTCAAGCAATTAGTAAATGCCATCGTTTTGGAATTGATAATTTAAAACCAGGCAAGCCAAAAACCAATCGTGAACATTTAGAAGAAGAGCTAGGCGACTTATACGCTATGATCGAAATTCTTCAAGAGATGGATGTTATTAGTTGGACAAATATCGAGCAAGCGGCTTTAAACAAAAGAGAAAAACTTAAAAAATGGTCAACTATCGAAAACTTGTAATCCTCTTAGGATTATTTGTCAGTTTTCATAGTTACGCATTTGATTGGCCAAAAGTTACAGCTAAAAGCTGGCTAGTAGCCGATGAGTCTGGCAAAGTAATTCAGGGATATAATATAGAGCAACAGCGTAGTATTGCTAGTGTTAGCAAACTAATGACTGTAATGGTGGTCCTTGATCAACAAACAAGCCTAAATGAAACCTATAAAGGATTCACTCGCCAACAGTTAATAGACTTGGCTCTTGTGCGATCGGATAATCGTGCCGCAGAAATGTTATGCGAAGCTTACACCGGCGGCAAATCCGAATGTATTAGAGCCATGAATATTAAAGCAAGAATGCTTAATATGCCCAATACTAATTTTGTAGAACCTACGGGATTAAGTATAATGAATGTTAGTACTGCTACAGATTTAATAAAATTAGTACAGGCCGCAAGTAGCTACCCGGAAATAAACCATGCGGCAGAAACTAGCGAAGTTAAAATAAAAATACGTAAAAAATGGCTAGTGTTTCACAATACCAACCCTATCATAGGCAAAAGGCATAAATTTATAGTAAGCAAAACAGGCTATATTAATGCCAGCGGCGGATGTATAGTAATGATGTTGGATACAGAAATAGGCAAAAGAATAGTAATTGTGCTGGGTAGTAAAAATACAAAAACACGTATTCCGGAAGCAGAATTTATATTCGAAAATGTAAAAGAATAATTTGTCAGAGATAAATAAATTTGTAGAGCGCCGTTAGGGCCTACACAAATTTCTTGCTTAATTAAAAGGAGATTATATTATGAGCAAAATCATCGGTATCGACTTAGGTACAACAAACAGTTGCGTAGCTATCCTAGAAAATGGAGTAGCAAAAGTTATTGAAAATAGCGAAGGCGCACGTACAACACCATCAATTATTGCGTATACAAAGGACGAGATCCTAGTTGGCGCAACAGCAAAACGACAAGCAGTCACAAACCCAAAGAATACAATTTACGCAAGCAAGCGTCTTATTGGACGTAAGTTTGAAGAAAAAGAAGTACAAAAAGACATCGATTTGATGCCATACACTATTGTCAAAGCAGACAATGGAGACGCATGGATCGAAGCTAATGGCGAAAAACTAGCACCTCAACAAGTTTCAGCTGAAGTACTTCGCAAAATGAAAAAGACTGCTGAAGACTATCTAGGTGAAACAGTAACTCAAGCAGTTATCACGGTTCCAGCTTACTTTAACGATAGCCAACGTCAAGCAACTAAGGACGCAGGTAAAATTGCCGGCTTAGAAGTTCTACGTATTATCAACGAGCCGACAGCGGCCGCACTAGCATATGGTGTTGACAAAGCAGACAAGAAGGATCGTAAGATTGCTGTATACGACTTAGGTGGTGGTACATTTGATATTTCAATTATTGAAATTGCCAACATCGATGGCGACAAGCAAATTGAAGTCCTATCGACAAACGGCGATACATTCCTAGGCGGTGAAGACTTTGACCAAGTTCTAATGGACTATTTGGTAGACGAGTTTAAGAAAGATAACGGTATTGATCTTAAGTCAGACGTATTAGCATTACAGCGTTTGAAAGAAGCCGCAGAAAAGGCTAAGATTGAATTATCTTCAAGCCAATCTACTAGTGTTAACTTGCCATATGTTACAGCAGACGCAAGCGGTCCTAAGCACATGAACGTAACAATTAGCCGTGCTAAGTTTGAACAAATGGTTGAGAAATTAATTGAGCGTTCAATCGAGCCATGTAAGATTGCTATGCAAGATGCTAAGGTTACTGCCGCAGACATCGACGAAGTTATCCTAGTTGGTGGACAAACACGTATGCCTAAAGTACAAGAAGCAGTTGAGAAACTATTTGGTAAGGCTCCACGTAAGGACGTTAACCCAGACGAAGCAGTTGCCGCAGGTGCCGCAGTACAAGGTGCTGTTCTAGCTGGCGACAAGACAGACGTTCTATTGTTAGACGTTACTCCATTAACATTGGGTATTGAAACAATGGGCGGTGTTATGACCAAGTTGATTTCTAAGAACACAACAATCCCAACTAAACATTCACAAGTTTTCTCAACAGCAGATGACAATCAACCAGCTGTTACTATTAAAGTAGCACAAGGTGAACGTGAATTGTTTAAGTATAACAAATTACTAGGTGAGTTTAATTTGGAAGGTATCAACCCAGCACCACGCGGTGTACCACAAATTGAAGTTACACTAGACATCGATGCTAACGGTATCTTGAATGTAAGTGCCAAAGATAAAAATACTGGCAAAGAAAACAAGATTACTATCAAGTCTGATTCAGGCTTAACAGATGCTGAGATCCAACGTATGGTTCGCGAAGCAGAAGAAAATGCTGAAGCAGATAAGAAGGCAGCCGAACTGATCAATGCACGCAATCAAGCTGAAGGTACTGTACACAGTATCAAGAAAGACTATGAAACGTACAAAGATCAATTGACTGAAGATGAACGCACTAAGTTTGACGACGCAGTTAAGGCAGTTGAAACAGCCTGTGCTGGCGAAGACAAAGATGCTATTCAGAAATCAGTCGAATCATTCTTTGAATCCGCAGGTCCAGTAATGGCTAAGAAACAAGCCGCTGAATCTACTACAGCCGAAACACCAGCTCAACCAGCTGAACAAACTGTAGATGCGAGCTTCACAGAAGTTGACAAAGACTCGAAAGAGTAATACAATAGTAACGTAGGGTGCCGATAGTCGGGCCCTACACATTCTTGCTTAATATAAGGAGATAAACAAAATGGCAACAATGCAATTGAGAGCAATAAACCCAGCTGATCTAGCTCAAATCAGCAGAGCACTAGTAGGCTTTGATCAAATTTTTAATCAACGCTTACAACAAGCAAACGGAAACTATCCTCCACATAACATTGTGAAGTATAGTGATAAAGAGTATGCTATCGAAGTAGCAGTGGCAGGTTTCAGTAAAGATGAAATTACTGTTGAAGTAGACCAAGATCAATTGGTTGTTCGTGGCACACAAGGTGAAGTAGTAAACGAAAGTAAAGAATATTTACATCGTGGACTAGCTAGCCGTGATTTTGAACAAACATGGACCTTGGCAGAATACATGGAAGTTAAAGATGCTGAAGTTAAGGATGGTATGTTGATCATTAGCATCGAACGTATTGTTCCAGAATCTTTGAAACCACGTACTATTAAAGTTAAATAATCAACCGGGGGAGGCAACTCCCCCACTTAATAAAAAGAGCTCACATGTCAAGTACAGAAGTAACAATTGATGAAAAAGTAAAAGTAGTTATAACAGAACCTCGACGTTGGAAAGTAATTCTTTTAAACGATGACACTACTCCAATGGAATTTGTTATAGGCCTACTTGTAGAAGTCTTTAAACATACCGAATCGGCAGCTAAGGATATCATGTTACAAGTCCACGAGACAGGTAGCGGTGTTGCTGGTATATACAGTTTTGAAATTGCCGAAGCGAAAGCTGTTGAAGCAACTAATCAAAGTCGAATAGCAGGCCACCCATTACAAATTAAATTGGAAGAAGAATGAGTCTACGTGATTTAACCAAAGACGCACACACTAATGCCGAGCGTCAGGAATTCGTAAAAATATTATTTTCAGGAACAATCAATCCTAAACTATATGCTACATTTCTAAAAAATCAGCATCCATGTTATGAGCTATTAGAAGTATGTGCTATGCCGTTACAAGTATTACATGGACTTCCTGATATACGACGTGCTCCTGCTATTCTAGCAGATTTTCAAGAATTATGGAACGATGAAGCAGACGGCGAACCGCAAATGCTTCCTGTAGTAGACAAGTATCTAAAACATATTTTAAGTATTAAAGATGATCCTAAAAAATTAATGGCACACATTTATGTACGCCATATGGGAGATTTGGCTGGCGGACAAATGATTAGTAAGAAAGTCCCAGGTAGTGGCCGTATGTATCAATTTAAAGATCCAGAAGCACTCAAAGCCGCAATTCGCGAACGTATCAGCGATGATATGGCTGACGAAGCTAAAATTTGTTTTGAATTTGCTACACAACTATTCAAAGAGATGATGGAACTAGTAGAGTACAAAGATGAGTAAAGTCTGGGATACTCTAATAAATATTCAACATTTATTGGAGACTGAGTTTGGCAGGACTGGCACTGAAATCTTTGAACCTGGAATGGATCGATTCAACCAACCTGGTTGGATTAATCGTGTATGGACTTCTGATGCTTATCGCCGTGCTCACGTTGATGTGGTTGATGCGAGAGATACAAAAGGACTCTGGATGATGCACTGCTGTATCTTTCCACATACACATAACCCTGCTCCAATTTACGGTTTTGATGTAGTAGCCGGTAAAAATAAGATGACTGGTTGTTTTCACGATTTTAGTCCAGCTGGGGATCATTTTCATCCTATGATAGAATGGTTTGGTAGTGAAGTAGCTAAACTAGAATGGCGCAAACCACGTGCCTTACCCGACTGGGCTCAGCGTATCTTTACAGAACACATGGTTGCCGCAGGTAATGTTAGCGATGAAAAAGAGCTAGATCAAATTACAGAAATGGCTAAGACTACCTTGGCACATTATCTGTCCGCAGTGGGAGAAACTAATAACACGGTATTAGACACTACTAGTTTCCAAAATTACTACTGTGATAATCAAAAACAAAACCCACATACACCGCGTGTTATGGCTAGTTTAGGGCTAGATGAAGACGATGTTAAGGTTTTCATACAGGAATGCCTGTTCCCTGAAATAGTATAAATATTACACTATGCGTGTAATTGACATTTTATTATCAGAAGCCAGTATTTTTACCAGTAGCGATTACTCTGTTGGGCATAAAGTACGTCCCAGCTCTGCTGGACTTAAACCAGGAAAACTAGCCGATCAGCTGGCCCAATTTTTTCCTGATTACGACAAAGCTGAGGATCTTACTTGGGTTAATCCTCCTAAGAAGAAACCAAAAGCAATTATAACATTGGGTCGAGATACATCTAATGCTCGTTATTTCCAACGTCCTCCTAAAGCCAATGGTACTCAGGGAGAAATATTTGCTGTACTTGGACCAGACAAGACTATCCAACAACAGCTTACTCACGCTAAAGGTCAGAAAAATAGTAAAGCTGAAAATAAAGGCGATGCTAGTGAACCAGTGCTAAGTGCCGCAGTAGTAGCTAAATTAATTAAACGCGGTACTAATAATATCGAACCAGTTACAGAAGACGATGTTAAAAATGTATTAAATGCTGTACTGAAAAATCCTAAATTAGAATATCGTGTCGACGATAAAAATAGTGTAGTAGCTGATTTGATTACATTTACTTTGCGTGTAAAAGGCCCTACAGAAGAATTTATACGCAGTCCTGATTTCTGGGAAAAATATCAACCATACATGGCTAGTGTAGTACACTATGCCAATAGTGGACAACTAGACCATTATGCTAATCATTTTTACAAAAATGGTAAAGCAGACGAGATTAATGTTAAGAGTGATGGTATTAGTGAAAACAAAGATCGTAAGACAGACGTAGAAGCTAAAGTTAATGGAAGAGCATTACGCAACTTAAACATTAGCCTTAAAGCCGGTAGTGCTAACATTGGACAAGAAGGCGGCGGCGATATTAACAATCCATTCAAAGAACAAACGTGGAATGAGAAAAAACAAAAGATGACCGGCAACAAGGGCATCTGGGTGTGTGCTAATGATTTGTTTGGACCTTTCGGTGTTCAAATTCCTAGGCCAACGGCTCCTATAACTAGCAGAGTTGAATTTTGGAAAGATGCTTATCAAACTGCCGTTGAACAAATACAACAACAACTAGCAGGAGCAGATGCTAAAAAAGAAGCAGGTGTTGTTACTAGAATTGCCAACTATGTTACTAAACACGGGACTAACAGTGATCCTAATGTTAAATTAATTGCGTTAGGTGTTAAGGGTATTAGTACTATACATAGTTTTAAAAATCTTGAAACTAAATTAGTTAACCAACATATAAATTTAGAATGTACTTATAGAGAAGGCAGATCTAAAGATGGCACAGAGCCAAGACCTGAACTTAGAATTATAGATAAAAATAGCGGACAACCTGCGTTATACATAAGATACAGTTCTACACAAGCTAAACCTCCAAAGGTATGGAACACAGTTCAAATGATGGACTTGTTACAAGAGTTAACAACACTTAACTATCAGAAACAAATTCCAAAAAATACAGACGATGTAGCAGAACCTACACCTACTGAAGTAGAACCACCAGCTACTACATCAGCTGGCGCAAACATAGCAACACCTGCTACATTACCAGGACCGAAATCAAACTTTATAGCACCAGATACTGATGCTAAGAATTTGGAAATTCCTCCGGTTACATACGATAAAATTCCTAAGAAACAATTTGGATGGACTGGTCGTCAAAAGTTAGCACCAGTTGGGGCGGCGGATACTACTACGTTCAATAATAACGAATTCAAATCAAAAACGTCAAAACGCACTAGTTTTGCCGATCAAGATGCTGAATTTGCTGAAAGTAAGAAAAAACCACCAAATCGTTTGTAATATCCTTTAACATGTAGTATTATAAATAGTACACATGGAAATATTAATACTCATATTACTATTACAAATAAAACATTGTTATGCCGACTTTGTAATACAAACCTATAAACAGACTGTCCATAAAGGCATCTATCGTGATCCTATTGGCATTAGTCATAGTGTTGACCATGTGTGGACAAGTTTAGTAGCATTACTTGTCTTTAGTTTTTTCTATGCTACAAATCCTTTTACTATCATAGGATTATGTCTCGCAGAAGGCATAATACATTACCACATAGACTATATTAAAGTACATTATGGTAGTAAAGACAATACCAAACCTATCTTCTGGGCACAGTTTGGCTATGACCAATTAGCACACCAAGTAACATATTTGGTAATGGTCATGTTCTTATTAAAATTATAATATTAATTTTCGATTAAACTACTAGTTTAATACGACAAGTTTCTCTGTAAATAAAGTATAGAGGAGCGAAACTCATGAGAAAATTAATAATTTTCAGTACTTTTTGCATAGCATCAGTAAATTTTGCACATGCCGAATTAGTACAGAACTTTAAAGATCCAACATTCAGCGGGAATGGTTGGAGTACACAAGTATTAACTTTGGAACAGATGCGACAAAGTGCTGTTCAACAACGTGATGCTAAGGCAGCTGCCGATGCCGCACAGGCTAAAGCTGACGCCGCAAATACACCATTGGCAAAATTTATGAGTTTATTTACAGGCCAAGTGTACAGTCAATTAGCTACTCAATTAACTAATAACTTGTTTAACAGTTGTACACCTAGTCCTAGTAATGCTTGTACAAATGGTAACTTTATGGTTACTGATACACAGCAAATACAATGGGTAAAAGCAGGTGGACAAGTAGTGTTAAGTGTATACGATGGTAAGAAGGATGCGAATGGTAACTTTGTTGCCAATTCTGCCGCCACACAAACTATCACAGTACCAATTTCAAGTTTCGCGTTTTAAGGAGAGCTAGATGAAAATAATAAAAAGAACAGCATTGGCTCTAGCCGTAATAGCATTGGCTGGATGTAGTACTGTACGTCCATATGGAGATGTTGGAATTAAAGACCAACCAAAAGAATCACTAACTGTAATTAAGGCAATTGATACACTACCAGCACCAGACGGTCCTAAAGTAAGTGTAGCTGTATACAGTTTCAAAGATTTAACTGGACAACGTAAAAACAGTCAAACACTAAGTTTGTTTAGTACAGCGGTTACACAAGGTGCCGAAGCGTATTTAATTAAGAGTCTAAGCGAAGCAGGCAATCGTCAGTGGTTCACAGTTGTCGAACGTGCTAACTTAGATAACTTGTTAAAAGAACGTCAAATGATCAAACAGACTCGTGAGATCTACGAAGGCGCAAACGCTAAAATATTACCTCCATTAACATTGGCTGGTGTTATTTTAGAAGGCGGTATTATTGATTACAACAGCAACGTATTGACAGGTGGTACCGGCGTAGCAATATTTGGTATCGGTCCATATACACAATACACACAGGATCAAGTTGTAATCAGCTTACGACTAGTAAGCGTACAAACTGGTGAAGTATTAACTAGTGTAACTATTGAAAAGAATTTGTTGAGCACAATGGACGGCGCAACTGCGATGAAGTTTTTCAATCAAAATACACAAACCTTTGAATTTGATAGTAGCCAAAGTTTTAATGAGCCAGGCAACTATGCATTGCGTAGTGCTATCGAACAAGGTATTGTTGAGTTAGTAAAGAAGGGTGAACGCCAAGGTTTATGGAGATTCAAAGCAAGTGTTGAAAATTTAACACCTGTTGAAAATCTAACACCTGAAGTGTTGAAAAAATAACAGCAGAGTATAATTAAAACAAAATTAAACTTAAATATTTTAAGGAAGGAAGGTTCGTAAAAGTTTTTTAGGGTTAATAGCCCAACGGAGAGGAATAAAATGAAAAAAATAATAATAGCAGTAGCAATCGCTTCAGCGTTTGCACAAACTGCATGGTCACAAACAGTGCCGACAGCTCCTACAGCAGGAACTGCTCCGGCAATCACAACCCAAAATAGTACTAGTTTTAGTGCGGGCGTAACTTCAGCGTTACACAATGCTACAACTAATATTATCTATTTGGAACAAAGCGGAACAACACCTACAGTTAGTATTACGCAAGATGGTAATAGTAACCGTGCCGGTAGTGACGCTAGTGGTACAGTTAGCAGTATGGTTATCAAAGGCAACAGCCAAGTAGTAACTATCGATCAAGTTGGAGTTGGTAACATTATCAATTCATTACACCTTGGTGGAGATAATGCTAACGTTAATATTTTACAAAATGGTCCATTGAACACCATCAACGCTACCTGCGGTGATAGTTCAGCTGGAACCGGATGTGCTAATGCTAGCCTAGATTGGAGATTGGACAGCACTGGTAAACAAGTTGGTAATACATTGAACTATACAGGTCAAGGTTCTAATTTGATTAGTGCTATCTATGTAACTGGTGGTGGTAACACAATCAACAGTCAACAGATTGGCGACAATCATCAACAGTTAATTAACTTGTCTAACACTGATAACAATACCGTTAACGTATTACAATCAAGTGCCACAGCAAGTAGTTTAGTGTTAACACAAAACGGAACAGGAAGTACAACATTTAACATATCACAAACAGGAACCTACTCTAACGTAGCTAATATTAGTGCTACTGCCGCTGGCGGTAGCTTTAACATTATTCAACATAGCCACTAAGGAGTAGTTGTGAGATATCTAGCCATTCTATCGTTGTTAGTCGCAACCTCAGCGATGGCAGATATCGGTTCTGTAACAGATGTCACTGGTATTGCTATAGTAAAACGTGGCAGTACCAGTGTAACACTTGTTAAAGGCACGGCCATTGAAATGAATGATCGTGTAGAGGCAAAAGCAGGCGAAGTAAAGATTACATTTAAAGACGATACAACCGTGCGAGTAACGGCAAGTAGCGCACTAGTCATAGACGACTTCGTTTACGACCCTAAAACAAAAGGTGGTAAACTTGGCCTTAAGGCCGCAGAAGGCACAGTACGATATGTGTCTGGTAATATTGCTCACAACAATCCAAACGCTGTGAACATTAAGACCCCCACGGCCGCCATTGCGGTTCGTGGGACTGATTTTGTTATGGCTGTAGATGAAACAGGAAAGAGTCTTGTTATGTTAATGCCAACTTGTGAAGAAAATGTACAAGTCGTTAACCTAAAAGGTCTCGTTTGTGGTAGTGGTAAAATTGACGTTGAAGCCAACGGACATATTGTACACTTAGACAAACCATATCAAGCAACTATAGTTGGAATAGAAGGCGATGCTCCTACTACACCAATTATTGTAAATTTATCTAATTCCCCAATTGGCAATAATTTGATTATACGTCCACCAACTACTATGGCAGGAATGGCTGTTCAGCAAGCCGCAAAAAGTGCCGCACAAAAGACAGGCGATGCTAAAAAAGAAGACACAGCTAAAGCAGATCCAAACGGTCCAACACTAGCTGAAGCTAATACTACACAACAACAAGAAAAGAGCCAACAAACAGACAAAGAAAAAGCTCAAGCCGAATCGGATGCCGCAGTTGCCGCCGCAACACAAAAGTTGTTGGATTTACAAAAGAAAGGCGTAGTTGTAAAACTAAACCCAGACGAAGATCCAAACATATTTCCTATTTTTAAAAATGATAATCCTAATTTGAATCAAACAGGATGGGGATGGTTTGGTCTTAGTGCTAGTGGATTAAACTATGCTGGCATTACTGTAGCCAACGATAGCAAGATATTATTAACAGTTACACAGGATCGTGTAACAGATGCTTATAACTTTGGAGGCGCAACAGCCAAGCCACAAGGTAGCATAACTATTAACCAAACATACAAATGATAGATACAAGATTTTTACAAATGATGTACCAGCAATGGAGTGATGGACAAAGTCAAATTACTAACCGTTGGCTAGAATTTATCGATCTTGCTATGCGACATACACATCAAAACAGAGAAGATTTAGAACAAGCATTAAAGAAAACTTATTGGTTTCAATGGCCTAAAGAATGAAAAAGATTATAACTGGATTATTGTCGTTGTTTGCTTGCTTGAGTAGTTTTGCTCAAGCAGGAGATCTTCCAGCCGGCTATTTAGGTAGCGTATTAAATTATTCTTACGGTACACAAGTTTACAACTACTCATTTACGCCTACCACAACAGGAGTAGATTATGTTGGATTTGCTTTTAGACAAGATCCAGGATTTTGGACTTTCACTGCTCCAAGTGTAACAGCAGGCAACAGTTCTACTAATTTACTAATCAATGGTAACTTACAATACGGCGGTGGGTTGTCAGTAAACACTACAAACTATGGCACACAATATATACAAGCACCTAGCGATTGGGGAGTATGGTATCAAAATGGAACATACCCTAGTGCGGCAGGATCTTGGAGTCCAGGACAATGGTATGATGGTGCTGTAGGATCGTATGATGGTATCTATCAAGGCATTAACGTAACCGCGGGTGTTACATATCATATTAGTTTTGATTTATCAGGAACACAATCTAGTAGTAATCCTAGTATCGAAGTAGGAACTTACATGGGAACCTGTGCGGCTGGTACAAGCATTTTTACTTGCGTTCCAAATTCAAGTGCTAGTATGGCGGCCATTGCGGCGCCTCAAGCAACACAATCAGTAGGTGGCGCACCTGCTCCTGTAGTTCCTGTTCAAACACCTCCTAGTGTACAATTTACAGATTTGAAATTTAGTGGCAATCAAATTGCTGACACACAATGGAATGTAGGATCATGTACTAACGCTGGCGGTACTAATTGTCAAATTTATAGCAAAAGTCCTGGACCAACATGGAATACTGGTAGTCCGGTATATCCAACAAGTACACAATATATTGCTTTTACCGCCACAGGTGATAATACAAATCCATGGCACATGTGGTTATATAACAGTGATGGAAGTGTAGCAAGAGATCTAGGCGTAGGACACATATTAAGTGAAGGTACAGGATCAGACGGTCACAGCTATTTCTTTTTTAGTAATGCTAACTATAACGGAACATTGTTTAGTACAGACTGGGGTATGAATAATTCAAACGGTGTTACTATTAATGGAACTAATAATCCTACAGTAGCACAGACCAATGCGTTTGCCAGCACAGGTTCTACAACACCGCTAGCCGCTGGAGCAACAGCTGGTGGAGGAAGTCCTGCTCCTACTGTGACTAGTACTAGTACAACAGACAGCGTAAGTTCAAGTTCAAGTGTAGGTTCTACAACAACTACAAATAACAGTTATTTGTTTGGCGGCCAAACATATACAACAACAGGAACAGCAACACCAACCACAACTGTAGTAACTACAACACCTGTAACAACTACAAATTATAGCGATGGCAGTACAACTACTACAAACGGTACTAGCACAACAACAACGTCTACAACTTGGAATTATACAGTAACAGGTCCTGCTCATGCTCCTGTAAATCCAAACGCAGGTACTAATAGAAATAGCGTGTACATTACACAAGTAAGTGCTGGAAGCAATGATAAGTTACAAGCTGATCAAAGCGGACATGGCAATTACACTAGTATTAGTTTAAGCGGAAACAACAACACTATCAATGCGGGACAAGGCTATACATATAACTCAATTGGTACGGCAAGCGAATCTTTTACTACTAGTAACTATAATTTACTTGGACTATCAGTTGCTGGTAATAATAACACAACTACTACATCACAGATAGGCTCAACTAATAGTGCTATTATAAACATTTCAGGAAATAATAATACGGCTACTGTAAATCAAAACGGTAATAACAATCAGGCCTACAATTTATTAAACGGCAACAATAATACATCGACAATTATACAGACTGGTAATTTGAATCTTGCCTCAGTTAATTTATACGGTGATGGCAACAATGCTAGTGTTAGCCAAACTGGCAACAATCACGGAGTAGTTGTAAGTTTAACCAATGCCGGCGGCCCAAATACTGCTACAATAGTTCAAACTGGTAACGGCGATGCTTATAGTTTACAACAAACTTGTACTAGTCCGAGCGGTTGCTCAGTTACAGCTATAAGAAATAGATAAAAATTATAAATACAATACGGGCACAAAATAGGGTGCCGTGGGAACCCGTAATCCACAGTGGAACGTAAGTTCCATTTTTTACCTAAAAGGAGAAGCAACCATGAAACAATCTAAACTTGTTAAGAAGGTTTATAAGGCTTGCTTCGACCACGATGCCGAGAAACAGTTTGAACTTCGTAAGAAGGAATTCGCCAAAATCTTGAAACACAAGGCCGAAGGCAAACCATTTACAACCAAGTGGACTGTAATACAACTGTAACATCACACACACGATACTGCGATAAATATTGGTATGACACCGAAAACTTATCGCAGTATTTTTATTTCCGATGTACACTTAGGCACCCGTGACTCACAAGCTGCCAAATTAAACAACTTCCTCAAACACAATACCTGTGAAACATTATATCTTGTAGGGGATATCATTGATGCGTGGAAAATTCAACAAAACAAATGGCGATGGAAACAAAGCCACACCAATGTTGTCCGCAGGGTTCTTGGTCACGCTAAACGTGGCACTCGCGTTGTATACGTGGCTGGAAATCATGACGAATTCCTGCGCCCGATGATACCATATGGATTCAGTTTTGGACTTGTTGAAATACACAATCAAACAGAACATATAGGTGCCGACGGCAAGCACTATCTTGTCACACACGGTGACTTGTTTGATGGCATTACCCGTCTTGCCCCATGGCTAGCATTCTTAGGCGACAAGTTGTACGATCTAGTGTTAGAATGGAACAGCAAGTTTAATTGGATTCGCCATAAACTAGGCTTTGGATACTGGAGTCTTAGTAAATACCTTAAGCATAAAGTTAAGAAAGCTAGTGACTTTATGTTCCAATTTGAAACCAACATAGCACGTTACTGTAAAAAACGTGGTTTCGATGGTGTAATATGCGGACATATACATCATGCTGAAATTAAAGAGATAGATGGAGTTACATATATGAATGACGGTGACTGGGTAGAAAGTTGTACAGCACTAGTTGAACATCACGATGGCACTTGGGAAATAGTTACATGGACACAGGAAAATGACAACGATAAAGGTAATCAATGATAAATGTAGCAGTTTATAAATCAAAAAATAATTTTATAAGTCCTTGGCTCAAGGCATTTGCCAAAGGATTAAAATGTCATGGATACAAGATAAAAGAACGTGAAAATAATCCAACAGTTAGCCATTTGTCTAATCATGGCACCGATATTCATTTATTTTGGGGTCTAAAGCAAGCATCTGGTATTCTTGAACATTGTCGACAAACTGGTGAAATTCCCATTTGTATTGAACATGGATTTACTCAAGACCGTATGTTATTTTCTTCAATAAACTATTGGGGACTTAACGGAGAAAGTCAACTAATAGTTCCTAATAATGATAATTCAAGATGTGTAAAACACAACTGGTCTGTTCTTCCTAGAAATGAATCTAGTGTAACTGACTTAACATTAATTATGGGTCAAGTGACTGGAGATATGAGCCTTAAAGGTACTAACATTTATGCTTGGGCTAGAAGTAAATTTAATGAATTACAATTACAAGGTCACTCTAACATACAATTTAAACCACATCCTAAAGAAGATCCTAAATACCTAGAAGGATTTGATCTTCCTATATATCAAGGAACTATGCTAGATGCGGTTAACGAAGCTAAAATTATAATAACTTACAGTAGTACATCAGCTGTGGATGCTTGGCTTCATGGTGTTCCTGCTACAGCCGATAGCTCAGTTAGTATGATATACAAATATCAAAATGATTCTACTGAGGATGCCAAAATACGTTGGCTAAATGATATTAGTTTTAGACAATTTAACAAGGAAGAATTTAAAAGCGGATATGCGTGGGATTTATATCGAGAACAACTGTTAAAAAAATAGTATGAAAACGATTTTAATCATCACAGATAATTTACCGGATCAAATAAATGGCGTTGTCACTACGTACAAAAATATTGAGGCGTGTGCGCTTTTGGACGGTTATAACGTTGTTTTTCTTCATCCCGGGTGGTTCAGCTACATTGATTGTCCTGGCTACAACGAAGTCAAGATTGCCTATCCGCGGAACATGGGCAAGAAGATTAAGGAGGTCAATCCGGATTATATCCATATCGCCACAGAGGGTCCTCTTGGTATGTGGGCTAGAGCATATCTTTCATTGGCTAATATTCCTCACAATACCGCTTATCACACTAAGTTTCCTGAAGGGCTCAAAAAGTTATTTGGAATACCTGAGTCACTTACTTGGCGTTTTGTACGCTGGTTTCATAAGCATAGTGGCAAAGTTTTAACAACAACAGACTCAATGGTTAAGGAATTACAGGCACACGGATTTAGTGGTGAAGTTATTCCTTGGACACGAGGTGTTGATCGTACAATATTCACCCCTAATCTAAGAGAAGATGTGCTTGCCAAATATCTATTGTGTGTTAGTCGTGTTAGTAAAG